TTTATCGTGTACGCATTGAACGTATTGTCAAGGTCTGAATCGGAGAAGGTTGTGCCGTCAGTAAGGTTTGCGAAGCCGTAAACGGTATTTACAACACCGCTACCACCACCGCTACCACCTGTTTTCACGCCAAGAGCAGATACCCAACCGTCCGAGTAGAATCCTACCGTGTTTCCGTCTGTTCTATGCTTCACTCTCAGAGCCTTGTTTGCCGAATCGTAAACAAGTTGGGCATCTCCTATCGTAATGGTATTTGTTGACACTGATGGTGCTTGAACATTTCCTACCTTATTAATCCAAACAGCACCTTCCGTATTATTATGCCCATTAGGTCTTAGATTTATAGCTCCATCTCCGAAGCTAGCTAGTATTGTATGACCGTCTGAATTTCTTAATGCTACATTTCCATCGGGATATGTTATACCACCGTTATTATTGAATACTATATTCTGACTAAACGTTTTTCTTCCCGAAATAGTCTGAGCAGTAGTCAAGGTAACGGCATCAGTAATCCCGTACCCTGCCAAAGTGGTAGGATTATCACCAACTGTAACACGCCCGTAGGTGTCTACTGTAACTTTCGTATATGTACCAGCCTTCACCCCTGTGGTGGCTAGTGACAATGTGCGGTTTGCAGACAGGTTTCCACCTCCCGTAAGACCAGTTCCTGCGCTTATCGTTATGGTCTTGTCCGCTTTCAGTGCGAGAAGTTCAGCTAGATTATCGCTTTCCGTAAGACCGTCAAGGAATGCTTCAAGTTCTTTCCATTTGTTGATAATGTTATCGGCATCGCTTCCTTCTAGGAAGTTGTTCAGCTTATTGCTTAACTGTGTTACAGTATTGTTAAGTGTGCCAAAGTCCTGTTGTCTAGCGAATGTTTCCCCGAATACGGCAGTAATGGTTTTTCCGTCAGAACTAAGTGTCATGTCTGTTACGGCATTTCCACTCCCCGACTGGGTGATGTTCTTTATACCACCACCTTCCTTCGCCATTTTCCAAATCTCGTTTATCGTGTACGCATTGAACGTATTGTCAAGGTCTGAATCGGAGAAGGTTGTGCCGTCAGTAAGGTTTGCGAAGCCGTAAACGGTATTTACAACACCGCTACCACCACCGCTACCACCTGTTTTCACGCCAAGAGCAGATACCCAACCGTCCGAGTAGAATCCTACCGTGTTTCCGTCTGTTCTATGCTTCACTCTCAGAGCCTTGTTTGCCGAATCGTAAACAAGTTGGGCATCTCCTATCGTAATGGTATTTGTTGACACTGATGGTGCTTGAACATTTCCTACCTTATTAATCCAAACAGCACCTTCCGTATTATTATGCCCATTAGGTCTTAGATTTATAGCTCCATCTCCGAAGCTAGCTAGTATTGTATGACCGTCTGAATTTCTTAATGCTACATTTCCATCGGGATATGTTATACCACCGTTATTATTGAATACTATATTCTGACTAAACGTTTTTCTTCCCGAAATAGTCTGAGCAGTAGTCAAGGTAACGGCATCAGTAATCCCGTACCCTGCCAAAGTGGTAGGATTATCACCAACTGTAACACGCCCGTAGGTGTCTACTGTAACTTTCGTATATGTACCAGCCTTCACCCCTGTGGTGGCTAGTGACAATGTGCGGTTTGCAGACAGGTTTCCACCTCCCGTAAGACCAGTTCCTGCGCTTATCGTTATGGTCTTGTCCGCTTTCAGTGCGAGAAGTTCAGCTAGATTATCGCTTTCCGTAAGACCGTCAAGGAATGCTTCAAGTTCTTTCCATTTGTTGATAATGTTATCGGCATCGCTTCCTTCTAGGAAGTTGTTCAGCTTATTGCTTAACTGTGTTACAGTATTGTTAAGTGTGCCAAAGTCCTGTTGTCTAGCGAATGTTTCCCCGAATACGGCAGTAATGGTTTTTCCGTCAGAACTAAGTGTCATGTCTGTTACGGCATTTCCACTCCCCGACTGGGTGATGTTCTTTATACCACCACCTTCCTTGGCTAGCTTCCATATCTCGTTGATGGTATATGCGTTGAATGTATTGCTAAGGTTGGAATCGTCAAACGTCTTACCTAAATCGGCAAATCCGTACACGGCCTTAATCAGTCCGCCTTCACCACCTCCCGGTTCTCCGCTACCACTCTGTGCGCCCAACGCTGATATCCATTGGTTTGTATAGAACGCTGACTTGCATCGTAACGCTTGGTTTACTTCATCCCATTCAAACCATCCGTTGAACTTCTGAAACGATGCAATAAGGTCATTAAGTAGCTGTTCAGAGAAAATATTCGTTCCGCTTCCCGTACCACTTCCACCTAATGTTACATTTGTCGTATTCTGTGTTGAAGCAGTCTGATTCTCCTGTGCCAGCCGTTCATAGAAAGACAATATCTTTCTTCTTGCAATGGTGCATGAATATGACGGGAACATATTCTCCTTGGAGTATTTAATCTCCAAAGACTGTATCTGTAACTGCATATCCACTATCTGACCGTTATCAGAGAAATCGAACACGCCTATTCCATCATCCCTTACCTTTAGCATATTTCCTTCTATGAAGTCAATGAAAAGGTTAGGATGCTCAGCAACAAATCCGCTAGATATGTCAAGTGAAACGGTTCGGTTCTCATGGTCATATCTTGACAGGTAGTCAAGAGCCGCCTTTTCAAGCGTGTTCTCAGCCATTGTCACATAAGATTCGGGCATGACAATATTCAGAATGACAAACTCCGTTCCTGCTGCAATTGAAGGAGATTTACCATCCGTATAAAGCGGAAGTTTGGCATTGTCGCTATCCGTTCTGTAGCATGATATTTTATATCGTGCCCCCTTATTAAACATGGCAACATCCTCTTCCGTTTCCCCCGTATCACCGTTCACCTCACCGTAAAGAGGAATAATACCGTTTTTGTTTATCTTAAATTCCGTGCCTGTATAAGTTCCTGTACGCATACTGAACACCGCATCCGTCACAGAAGCGTATTTGTAATAGAACCTGTCCTGTGAACCGTCCTGATTACCGAAATGTATGTTGCAGGTCATTTCCTCACTAAAGCCTATCTTACAGCTTCCGGCAGGAACATCTGAATCAAACGTGAACTCAACACGTATGGTGACTGTCGTATTCTGACCTTTTTCTATATATCCTACAAGAGAGGTCTTGTCGTAAGGTATTTCAAGCGTACCAGTAGCACCTTCCTCTCCGATAACAACCTCTTTCAAAGGAGAAGCCTGACCCAATACACGGTTTAAAACCATACGTAGGTTAATCTTAACCTTTTTCCCTAAAGCATCACTTCCTATAGGTAATATGCTGAAAAGCATCTTTCCTGAGAATGATGCAGTAACCTTTACAGGCTGGTCATAATATGCCCTTGTACCATATATATCAAAACGCTCGAAATCCCTGTATTTGTCAAACAGAGCATGGGGTTTGTACTGTGGCTGCACATTGTCGTTTATCTTTCCGGATGAATCACCGTCCTCATACACCTTGTACCCTAGGTTGAATCCAGGAGAGGTCATATAAATGAAGAAACTGTCACTATCATCACTCTTTATAGGAGTAGACCCGATGATTTTATCTATTCGTGTTGCTGCGCTAGCACCCTCACCTGCCACCTTTCCCGATTGAGGGTCTGGTTCTCCATCCGCCTTGTATGTATCCCATTCGGGAAGTCCTGACGGGTACAGATCGCCAAGCTTTTTCCCTCTGATGGAAGGATATATCCCACTGAACGTGTTTGATATGGTTTTCCCTCTTACACCATAGTTCTTCAATCCGTATTCACTGTCAATGAAATATCTTATATTCCCGTCAGAATCATTCGGAAGAAGGATGTACGGGCAATAACGTGATTCATCGGCAGGCTTAGCGTCCTTCTTGTATTCAGGCGGAACGTTTCTGCTTCCGCCTTGTGGTATGATTCGGGTTATGACGGGAGTGCTTGTATCTACGGAAGAGGAAACTTTTACAGCACCCCCACCGTCACCCTGCTTGAATGTCCAGTTTACGGACGGTCTAGCCTTATCTGTAATGGTTATTATCCCACCGTTTGCTGTGGTTGAGAAGTAATAGTTGAGATAAAACTTGTCATAGAAGTTCTTCAATGCTTCAAACAGGTTGGTGCCATCGGTTATGTCAATCATATCCTCTGTCAGTTCGCCTTCTGCATCCACATTAAGCGTCCATGTACCAATGCCTGTATATCCTGCACCCAATGACGCATTGTAAGATTCTATATTTGCTTCTATACGTGCGGCAAGCTGTTTTGCGTCACCCCAAAACTGGAACAGACCGCCATGTGTGTATCTTATCTTGTTTATCTCACCGCCTGTTCCGCTTACTATGTCAAGGAATGCCACATTCTGCAACAATACTTCCTTACCGTAAAACAGAAGGGAGTATTTGTATTTTCCTGCTTCGTTAAGATTATCTCCCGATGGGGCTTGGTACAGGATGAATGTATTACCGTTATATACGACTGTATCGTATTCCGATTCGCTCTTTGAATTGTATGCCTTGAACTCTATCGGAACAACGGAAACGACTTCACAAGTCAATTTTCTCACTTCCTGCAAAGACGGGCTGTATGAAAAATCAGCACTCTCCGCAATAACCCTATTTCCTCTTTTAATCTGTAAAATCATTGGTCTTTAAAGCGTTGGTTGGTCAATACTGAAATTTAACGAAAATGTATAAGCAGACACAAGTTTATCCGGGTTCTGCAAGTCCTGAACGTCCTGATAACTCATCTTTGCGCCTGTTTCAAAACCAGTGCATCTTATCACCTGCTTTGCCGATTCCCCCCATATATCATTCCATATAGAGAAAGAGGATGAACCGTATGGCGTACCGGGAGTGGCAGGTATCACATTGGTTATATATGAATAGAACGAACGGATATTAGTCTTTACCGTTTCCACATCTCCCAAAGCGGCAAATGTTATGCTTCCTTCCGTTGGCTGGTAAACAGGCGTGACAGGTTCGTACACCTTCTGACCGTTCTTGTCATACCATTTTTCGGCATAGGCTTCCTTTCTTGTCGGCAAATCCCATAATCCCTTGCTTTCAAGTATATACAGCCTGTATGTGGCATACAAATCCTTTGCCGTATCGCTTCCTTTCTTTATAAAATATTTAGCTATAGCCATTCGTGTACATATTTAATTAGTGCAAAAATAGCAAAAATAGTCTTAGAAACCATCTAGTTTTAAAAATTATTTTTCTATATTTGCATCACAATCGGTGCTTTGGATGAGTGGTTTAGTCAACGGTCTGCAAAACCGACAACAGCGGTTCGATTCCGCTAAGCACCTCAAGTGATTGGATTTTTTTTGTTCATAATCAAACTGGAACGCCCTGCCGACTGTGAAGCTAGCAGGGCGTTTGTTTTAGTCAATTATAACTTTTATCGCATTTCCGCCTGACCTTGGGGCAATGGAAACGACACTTAAAAGTGCTGTCTTTATCGCCATAGTTGCGGCAAGCTGTTGCTTGAGAACTTCAAGCTGTGCCAGTTGTATGACTGTCATGTTCGTTCCGCCCGTTCCTGCCGAACCACCGTTTAACGATACCAACTGACGGAGAAGATCGCTTTGTACAACCATTTCGTATCTCATCCCGTTAAGATACCCCAACGCTTGATTAAATGCATTCTCGTCAACTCCTGCAATGGCATTGGACAGACCTTCCGCATTTTCCTCCGTTTCAGTAAGCATACCACCAAGGGCGTTGTTTATCTCATTGACTACACCTCCGGCTTCCGCAAAGGCTGATTCCAATGAACCCATTACATTTCCTAGTATTATAAGTTCATCCTTATCTATCTTGTTATCCGCAAACATACCACCTTTGCCGTCTGCTCCGAACAATGTGGTCTGTACCTGTTGCATTGCCTTTTCTATGTATTGTTGCTGTACCCAACTCTTAACAACATCTCTCATAACGTCTGCCACAGTGTCCTTATAAGCCTTTGCAGCATCCTCGCCTTTCAGCCATGCTTCAACAAGAGCATCACCTATCTGACTAGCCCAGCCTTTCAAGTCAATGCTATACAATTCGCTGGCAAGCGTTTCCGTATAATATCTTATCTCATACTCCAATTCTTTTATTGTCTGTTTGTAATCTTCTACTTTTTCTCTATCTGACTTTTTCTTATCTTCTTCGGCAGCAAGAATATCCTTTTGAATCTGCAACTGTTCTTTTAAGTTGGAAACCTGTTGGGATGTCACCTCATCAAGTCTTGCCGGGTCTATAATGTGCTCAAATTCCTTTTCAAGCATATTATATATATTGGTCAACTTCTTTGATTCAAATTCAAGATCTTCTATATGCTTTTGGAGCCTTTTGTCATGCTGTCTGTTAAATGTAGCGATAACATCAAGAGGCATGGATATTGCCGAGCCTATCGCACCTGCAAAATCACCGCTTTTGAATGAATCCCATGATTTCTTCACGCCTTCATTCATAACTCCCATAACTTCCGAGAACTGGTTCATTTCTCGCATAAATCCGCTCTCGGTATCCTTACCCATAGAATCCATGAGGTTGGACACGGATGCTATTATCTGCTGCATGGCTTTTATGGCATTGTATATGTTGGTTATGATAAAGTCGATAAGATTTACCGTCTGCAAAGCGTTCTGTGCGGCAGCCATCATTCCTTTACCAGTCTTGACAGCTTCCTGTCCGCTCTTATATCTTGATTCGGCTTCCGACTTGGCACTCAAAGCGGCATTGGCGGCTTCTTCATCACCATTCTTCATTGCGTCCTCATATGCCTTGGAAGCATTTTTGATGTCAGCCATAGCCTGTTGCATATCATTCATACCTGCCATCATCTTTGACTTTCCAGCATCATATCTCTTGTTGTACAGACCTTCAATACCATCTTTCATGTATGTTTGCAAGTCAGACTGATTGTTCTTCATCGTCTTCTCTATCTGCTTGTCCACGCGTTCAAGTTCTTTCATGTACTCTCTTGCACTGATAGCACCCGATCTGAATGCACTATTAAGCATTTCCCTTGTCTTGTCAGCTACAGTATTTGCAGCTTCCATAGACATTGCTTCCACCGCACCGAAGAAGTTTTGATAGTCGGTAGTCAACTTAAACAAGTCCATCTCTTCGCTTTTCTGCAATGCGGAAGTCAAGGATGTATTACCCATTCCTTCTGCGGTTGCGATCTTTTTACGGTACTTTTCTCTGATAATATCCACCTGGGTATAATAATCTCCATATTCAGCCAAATCATTAGCATATTGTCTAGCCATCTCACCGAAATAGCCTTTCCATGCGTCAATCATACCTTGGATAACTTGTTTCTGTTCATCACCTATATTCTTATTCCCCTTAATAGCCTCCTGTATCTGATTTATATACTGGTTCATTGAGGTGAATGAAGATGTGTCGGGCACGACAGAAACGCCAAGGTCAAGATTCATTCTTGCCAATACGGATTGCAGATTGTTATATATACCTGCCGCAAAACTTTCAGCCATAGTAGATGTGTCACCGCTGAACTGAACGGCAAGGTCTAAGGCAAGTTCGGAATCACCCGTTATTCCAAGTATGTCACTGTAAAAGTCATACTTGTTCTTGTATCTGTCAAACTCATCCGTAATCCTCTTCATCACCTTCTTGGCTGCATCAACATAAATTTCAGAGGACGATTCGGCTGCTTTCCTTGCGTTCTTTACCGCATCCTGTGGAGCACGTGTTTCCAATTCCTTTGTAGCCTTGTTGTAATTGTCAACAATAGCCTGTTTGTCATATACAATATCCACGCCAAGTTTTAACGCCTTTGAACCGTAGATGGCTTCAATCTGCTTTTTGGCTTCTTCCTTACCTATGTTAATGCTCAAATCCTTGAACTTGGAATAGGCGGATTCAAGCAATGACAACCTGTTTTCCCAAAGGACAGCAAGAGGATCTCTTTTCTTCTGCTTTTCCAGTTTAAAATTAAATTTTTTTGCCAATCCCTTAGCCTTTGACATCACTTTATCGGCATCGTTAAACTCGCTTATTATTTGCCTTAATATTTCAAGTTCTTTGGGGTCTACCAATCCTGTCAGTTCGTATTTATCCCTTACTTTTTTCAGTTTACCCTTTTTGGAAAATTTGTCAATAGTTCCCTGATATTTTTCTATTGTACTCTTTGCATCTTTATATTCCTTTTTTACGGCATCAAGAACATCCTCTACAGTATTTACATCTGGCGTTTTGATTGCTATAGTCCATGCTTTTCCTGTAATTTCGTCAAGTGATTTCTTCCATCCCGTCAATCCTTCTTGTGCTTCCTTATCGTCAAGTTCTATTTTAACAGCATATTTTTTGTCAATAAATTCATTAAACAATTTTTTAGCATTCTCCCCAAGTTCGCTAGTTGTGGCAAAATTTTCAGATTGAATCCTTATAAAGTCCTTTTGAGCATCATTTAATTTATTTACATCAATACCTACAAATACTTTTTTCAGTTCTTTCTCAAGACTGTTTGCAAAAACATTAAATGATTTTTCAAGTTCTTCAGTTTCGCCCATTATGCCCATCCTCAACTTCTCATACTCCTTCAACAATTCCTCACTGTCAAAATGGGCTTTGTTCTTGAATATTTCAAATGTCCGTGCATCTCCTGACGTTTCATCCAAAGAACGTATCTTCTCTACAATAGTAGCTGCCGAAGCCCCTTTGTTTATCAGTTCGGTAAGTTCGTTTCTCCATTCCTTAGTACCATTACCCATGTTTATAATTTCCTTGGATGCCTGTACTATCTGACCACGAAACTCTTCTATATCCTTACTTGCCGAAGTGAGTTTTACGGATGATTTCTCATAATCTTTAAGCATATCAGAGAATGAATCGCCAAATACGCCCGTAGATGTTGCCTTGTCCACCTTGAACATTATATCCGCATTTTCAGCAGCACGTTTATAAACCTGCTCTAGTTCCGATGCTGACTTTTGCAGATATTCAACACGTGATTTCTGATCATCTATTTTCTTGCTGTTCTGTACTATGTACTGCCCCATATTGCCATATTTTGACAATACTCCAGTAAGCGTTTCCTCATACGACTGCAACTGTTTCGTATCAAGCTGTTCAAGGTTTTCCGGGGTAAGTTTGTCGAAGTTTATATTGTCAAGGTCTTTTTGCAAGTCACTGTATGACTCACGGAAAGACTTTGCACTATCCTTTATCTTCTGATTGAACTCTTCCGAACGTGCAGACATGATATGAAACGCTTCCGCTACAAGTCCTGCAACGGTAAGTATCGTCATAAGCGGATTAGCTTTTATCGTAAGCCACAATGTTTTCAATGAATTTGTCAATCCGAATGTTGCCAGTTTAAATCTATTCATCAACATTGTCGTTTTTGTCATAGACAACATTCTTGCAGCTTCCGCACCTGTCAGTTTTAGTTCGGTGACAAGAAGATGCCGTTCAGCCTGTGTCAGCATATTCGTGGCAAGAATACGTTTTGCCATCTCTGCCGACATCTTTCCCGAATTAACGGCAGCAGCTATCTCTACGGCAGACAGTTTGGATGCTGTCGCTATCTTCCATCTCTCGGCAGTAGTGAGCGTTCTGTACATCGCAGCCTGTTTAAGCAACTTGGCTTCCCGTAATTTCTCAGCTTTAATGGCATTAGTTGTTGCAACAACTTCTTTACCAAGCATGGCTGTTCTAGCTAGCTGTAATCCCTTTAATGCGGCATATCCTACAGCAACGCCCTCTATTGCTTTAGAGAAGTATCTCCAGTTGTTCATTGCATCGGTTATGCTTCCAACGATACCTTTCAGAACGGAATCATTCGCCTCGCCTATGTCATTCATCATAATCTTGTATGAATCGGCAAGGTTACTTACCATACCTTTCAAGGATGTGGCTTGTATTTCCTGCATCTTGTAGAATATACCACCATCTTCCGTCATTGTGGTAAACATCTCCCGAATATACTCGAAAGGAATCTGATGTTTTGATATGGCGTCGAACACATCATCAGTAATTTGAGCCTTACCTCTTACTTCTTCCAGTTTTTTTCTCAATGATTCCAATGCAGGAATACCGGCCTCTGTCAATTGACGTAATTCCTGCCCTCTTAATACACCTGCGCTTCTTATCTGTCCATAGGCAAGAATGATACGACCCATATCCACGCCAAGACCTGCGGAAACGTCCGCAAGGCTTTTCATGGTACCATACAATTCGTTGACAGGTATCTGGAATGCAGCAAGCTGTTTGGTATATCCAACCAAATCACCGAACTGGAAAGGAGATATTACAGCAAGACCCTTAATCTGACTGAATATCTGGTCAGCACGTCTTGCATCCTGTATGATGGCACGCAATGACACCTGTTGTAACTCGAACTCTCCACGAATGGCAACAAGTTCCTGAAACATATCTCTGAAAAAGTAGAATCCTGCATAAGTCTTTATCGTATTGACAAACCCACGCATCATTCTGCTCTGCTTTGTCAGTTCCTCGGTAAATTCCTTTGAACTTGTGGCATTTTTCTGATTGGTCTGCTGCATCTTTGTTCCATAGGATGTAGCTTCGTTTATAAACTTATTATGTTCCTGTATCTTCCTGTTTAGAAGAGTAAGGGTACGGTTATAGTTTGCATCAGTCGTATTAAGTGCATTACGCCTGTTTGTCAATTCAGAAATAAGATTGTTAGCCTGATTGATAGACGTAGGATTGATGCTCAACAATTCATTCGTTGATGTTTTTCTTAAAGATGATTGCAACTTCTCCAATCTGCCTTGCAATTTCTGAATAAGAGCGTCAGCCTTTGTTATCTGATTGCTGTTTAAAGGAACTTCAACCTTAAACTTATTCAATAGCTCAAGGCGTTTCTGTATAGCGGCAATCTTCTTGTTCAAGTCCTCAGCACTTCCCTCCGGCATACCAAGGGCAAGTCCAGACTGACCAGAAAGGTATTGTAGATACTTCTGATTGGTCTGCTGCATCTTCTTATTCGCCTGTTCCTGCTTTGATGCTTGTCTATCCATCTCCTTTGTCCGTGCAATCTCCATCTCGTATTGCTGGCGTAGAAGATTAAGTTCTCTCTCATCGGAAATGGACAATTTGGGCGCACTGTTAGCAGTAAGGGAATATGCCGTTTTCAATCTGTTCAATTCAGCCACAAGATCATCTATCGCTTTCTTCTGACTTTCAAGATTGGCTTTTCTTGTAGCCATCCCCTTATCTCCGCCTGCATTGCCTAGGTTACGGTAAGTCTTTTCCAGCTTGTCATACTCCCTTGTCGCTTCGACAATCTTGTTTGACAACTCTTCCATCTGAACAAGTATATCCATTTTCTTGTTTGACTTACCTTTCCCTACCTTGGACGCGTTTTCATTCGCTTTGTTTATCTTATCTACAACCTCGCTAAGTTCGTCATTCATTTTGCCTATATCGGTCAACATAGGCTTGAAGGACATCTCCTGGTTAAAGGTGTCCTGCAACTTCTTCTGTATATCCTTTATCTGTTTGTCAAGACCGGAATCATCTAGCCCAATCTTAAACTTTAATGCTCCTAAATCAACATCAGCCATAGTTATTGTTTTTTAATTATTGCAAAAATAGCAAAAATAAGCACAAGAGCATGATTTACAACAAACAAAAATACATTAATATTTTTTAACATATTAAAAATTGTGGATAAAAACGATTATGTTATCTTTGCAATAAAATAATTTTTTAACTATGGCTATAGAAGAAAACAAAGTAACACTCGTTGGCGTAAATTCAGCCAGCGTAACATTCAGCAATGAAGCTAATGTGGAAAAACAATACAAGGTGAACGCGAATGTAAATGTATCAAACGGTAAAACAATTGATTCATTTGATGGCGGAGAGGTGAAGTCGCTTGAATCAGAGAACCAACTCGCCACATTCTATTTCAATCAGAACGGTGGTATAGCAATCAACTACAATGACCACCCTGAACTGGATACCCAAATCGCTATCATTACTATCATCAACTCTTTCGTAACCGATGTGAAAAAATACATTAACACAAAAGGTATATCATCAGTTTCAATTTAAAAAAAGCAAGAAAAATGACGAACCAAGAAATGTTTTTAAAGAGATTAACTCTCTTGAATATCCCCTTATCACTAGAAGGGAAGGAACTTCCATCAGAACTGAAAGCAAAAATCATGCTTATGCGTGTCGCTTACGACAAAGCTGCAAAAGCATTCGATGATGATATGCAACAGGTTCTTAAAGAAATAAAGAAGGAAGGATATGACGAGCGCGCACAGAAAATCAATCACATGAAAGAGATTGACGGAAAGGAAGATGCGACAAAAGAGGAAAAGAAAGAAGCGGATGAAATCAGAAAAACAGAAGAAGATTTCAACAAGGAAACAGAAGAACTGAACAAAGCATACTCCGAAGCATACCAAGAGAAAATGAAAGAGGAATGTGATATGAAGCCTAGAAAATTCGCTTTTGAAGGATTCGCTAAAATCATTGAACTTATTGGTACTGACGGTGCAATTAAAGTGAAATGGAACTCTCCCGAAGCATTGGAAATACCGAAGGAGGAATTTATCTCGCTTATCGCAACAAATCTAGTAGATGAATAAGCCATTTTCTATATTGCTATTTTTTTTGTTACTGTCGTGTTCTTGTTCACGCAAGCTACTTCCATCTTCGACAAATACAACTATAGTAGACCACAACACGACAGTAACGGAAAGAGTAGTATGGCAATCAAAAATAATAACTCTTCCAACAGAACACATACAACATACAACATTTGAAGATAGTTCACACTTGGAAACATCATTAGCCATATCAGACGCTAAAATAATGTCGGATGGCAGGCTTTTTCATAGTTTGAAAAACAAGAAAGACTTTTTACAAGACAGTATTCCATCTTTGGACAAAGAAACGGTAGTGACGAAAGATTCGATAATAACCGTGGAGAAAATTGTAGAAGTAAAGGTAGAAAAGGAATTGTCTAAATGGCAAAAAATACTAATCAATCTTGGATACATAGGTATCGGTTTCATATTGTTTTCAGGTTACAAAATAGCCCGAAAGTTCGTGTAACTTTCGGGCTTATTTTATTTATCTACTGAACTAGGTGCTGGACCACTATCCTTTTTCATCCGAAGAATCACAGGATCGGTAATGTTATGGTAATACCCGTCTGTATGCTTATACACGATAGATAATTATATACAATTAATTATACAATTATATAAATACCTAACAATTTTTGTTTCTACATACCGCTGGATTTTATAAATATAGCTCTCATGCTTAAATTTGTCCATTGATTTTGCCCAGATTGTTGTGCTTGTAGGTTAATGCGCACCATTTTGGATGTACCTGTAACAAAATCTTCAAAGGCAGATCCAACGGTTACATAAACAGTCTTAGTTTCTTTACCAGAAAGTATTATGTCTGATGTCATAGGATTCATGTCTATTCCTGTAACAAACTCAGCATTATAATATCTAGATACAGAATCGCTTCCACCTGAATTAAGAGTACCGTTAACTTCTATACGAAATCTATATTGTTTGGTTATGTTAGTATTCCCCTCTCTTTTATTAGTAACCGTAAACTTAAATAAAATATTTGAATATTTAGTATAGATATCAAACGGGTTACTAGGATTTATGCCAGCAGTAAGATCATGCCAATTCATTTGACCATAATATGCAATACCGTTAAGAAGAGCAGATATTAAAGGTTCATTTACTATTCTAAATATCATAACAGGATAATTGTCATTATCCCAAGGAATAGGAACGCTCATAGGATATGATTCATCTCGTAGGTAAAAAAGTGCATAAATATTTCTCCCAATATCAGATTCAGAAAATCTAAATTCTATTTGAGCACCCATTCCTCCGTTTTCAATAGGCGTACTAGCCAAAATAGTTCTTATAACAGCAGGAACAGGCACAGTAGTAAGCGGATTTTGATAATACAAATCAACAGCTAATTTAAGTTTAGAAACTGTATGGCTTAACGCATAATCCAAATCACTAAGGACTATACTATTGTCTGAAACTTTCGTATAACGTACTTGATATAAATATACCGTCTGAGCTTGATAATTTACTGTAACAACATCATCTTTAATTACGCGCGTCCTTAAAAACGTTTCCGCATTATGATAATACCCATCAAAATCCAATATCCTAAATGGTTCGCTATTTCCACCTCTTGGAGGCTCATATTCATAAGATGTATTATTTTTGTAACTAGACAATACATCCCCATTGACATTTACGTTCAACCCGCAATTAGCATTATTATCACCTTTCCACCAAGTATCTAATTTTGAGTTTATAGCCACATCAGCATATCTTACAGGCTTTTTCTTACTCCATTTATTTATTCTCCCATGCGTATTTGCGCACGCATACCCCAAATCATAACCATCACTAGTAGGACCGATACCTAGAGTAGGATATACATCACTATCCAATCCGACAGGTGCAGTGATTTTACCGTTAGAGTGACCCATAATCACCCCCTTCCTCTATAACAGTAAAAGAACCTTTACAAACAACAATGCCATTACAACTGATACTACGACAATGAATATCGCCATCAATTATAACAGCATCAGAAATGTCATAATCACTAGGAAGTTCCCCACCACATAGTGTTATAACTTCGACTGCCCCTGTGCAGCTAGACTGCCCCTGTGCAGCTAGACTGCCCCTGTGCTCCCTCGCTTTGCTTCGGTCGCACACCAAATTTCCGTTTACAAACAAATTAATCTTCATAAATATTGTTTTTTAAATATTTCGCAACGCTATCCATTACGCATTCAACACACCAGCCTAGAAGATATGCAAAGTGCTCATCCTGCCCGTTTTTATACCCCATTGCTATATCACAATACTCAAATACATTACAAACATAATGAGCAGATTCATGAGCAACAGTCTTTACTCCTATACCATCGTTGGATAACCAAATAAGTACGCCTAAATTATTTGTACTTTTTTCTCTTACAAGAATAGTCATACCATCACAGCCTTTAATTTCATCCTTAGATATATCTATCGGGTCATGATTATGTTGAGTAAATTTTCTATATATTTTCCCCCATTGGTCATCCCCTACTGCAACATACAGTTTAAGGGGATATATTTTAGGATCGTATTTTGTTATCATCGCAAAACATCTTTTAGTAATATATCGGGATGCTCTTCTTTAGGTTTAGATTCTTTGAATCTATATATAAAGCCACTTGCATCCTTGTTAGCTTCCTTATATAAATCTTCTGTAAGAGAAGCCTTGTACAACTTAACTTTCTCTTCAAAATGATAATCAAGTTTAGGCTGGTCCATTATTACTGCCTGTATATAACTCCATGAATATTTCCATAGCAAAGCCCAGTCCTTGATTATCATCAATCCTCCGAATAGCCTTAAATCTCCTCTGAATTGGGGGAAATCTTTTTGGATAGATCCTCGTGAGCCGATTTTGCATCGAGAGACAATTTCATGGCATCCTTCTTGCTTAATGTCGCTGTCGTATCTATCAAGAACGCTAAACGGATTGTATTTGTAAAAAAATCACTTACATTAGCCCCCTCCACGATGGCTTCTATCAACGGAGTAAGTTCCTTATGGTCATAGTGTCTGCTTAACCACCAAGCGTATATACGTCTTGCAAAAGGAATTATCTCAAAAAACCAATAGTTGTTCAATACTCCTGCCGCTGCAACTTTGTACGGAATAGATGCGTCATTTTTCATAATTGCAATCATTTCCTTTTTCGCTGTATCGGGGTTGATAATGTCACGTATCAACAGCTTGTCTACAATATAATCGTATGCGCCTAGTCTAAGACCACGCACCTTGAATTTCTTATTGCCAACCATAACCTCTTTGTATTTATGAGTGGCAAACTTCTGCATCTTTATCTGATCATCTAAGTCAGGTTGTTTCCAGTTGAATATTCCCATTTTTAAACTAACTTGAACGGTTTAATCATTAATTTTCCTTTCACATCCACCTTTGATATGTTCTTTGGAGTATTTGTATGTACGAACACCTTGGTATATTTAGACGATACAATATCAAGTTTGGCATCGTCAATCAAAGAAACGTGTACTATGCTGTTATCAAGCGCAACAAGGCTTACATGGCTGTTATCCTTGACATACATCTCTCCTATGCCGAAATCGTTGAATGTGACAACACAATCACACGAGCCGTTAAAAATAGACCATTTAGGATTGCTTATGAAAAGGTTGGTATCATCAACGAAGATATTAAACTTCTCCCTAATGCCTGCAAACTCCTTCTTTAACATTTCGTTTGACGGATACCTGTTAAGTAGGCAGAAGTCAATATTTTGAATATATTTCTCGCATAAGTCATATTTATCTGGTTCTCCCCATTCGTTTATCCGTTTTTCGCAAGCTCCAAGACTTATAGCCTTTTGCTTTAATTTATCAGACAATTCTTTATCTGTCATGGCGTTATTTTTTACAGCAAAAATACAACAAAGGTTAACAAAAATCAAACACAATCAGTTAAAAAACAATAAAAGCCGGACAAAATGCCCGGCTAATAATCCATCACCCCATATACATCATTCACCCGAATTGTCAAGTTCGAGAACCATCATGGTTTTCAAATACTGAGTATTAACTTCCAATGCTGTCACAGTAACGGAGAATCCAAGGTATCCTGCGTTACTTGGAGCACCTGTGAAGCTGACAGCCCATGATGCCTTCGGGAAGAAGATCATACGGTCACCAGTACCGTTGATAATACCGATAGGACGTACAAACTGCTTGAATGAGCTTGCACCAAACGCTTTCAACTTCTGAGTAGCACCTTTCCCAAAAGCGTCAATGGTATCAGTTAAACTATTCAGTTCCAACTCAGCCTTTGCTTCATTTCCTTGCGTAAAAAAAGCGAAAGCAGCTTTTGATGTAGACATACCTGTAAAGGTAAATGCCATAGTACCCGGTGTGATATTTTGGAATACGGTAGCACCCTGCTCGTTCTTTGTTTCAGAAGTGTCAGCGTCAGTACCAGCGGATTCCGTAGTATCAGATTCAATATTGGGAAGAATCTTCGGATTCTTAAAACTTGAATATTGAGTTTCATCGGTAATCTCAATCGCATCAAATGTCAAAGCAGCCGACTGCCCGTTCAAGTAAGCAGGGCTGGTGTCTAAATTTACTCGTGCCATTCTATTTTCTGTATTTAAAAAGTTATTGTTAATTGTTGAGAGCGTATCTACCGATGCGCCTCCACTGTTTTTTCTCACGTTTTTCATGCAGCTAATCCTTTGAAATATCAACATTCAACAGGACGGACATATAATAGAACCCAACCCCGTCAAACATTGGTGGTAAAACATTAAATATCTCGAAATGAAGCTGCACAGTCTTTTGCGGGAACAGTTCTACCATTTTCTCACTCAACGCATCCATGACAGACGGATATACGTTCCCGGGCAATGCCCTTACAAACAGAGTAACCGTAGCCATTGTTTCGCCTTTCCCGAAGTGACCGTAAGGGCCGCTCTCGGTATTGCTGACAATTCTTGTATTGTTGTTTACGACAATAAAACTAGTTACCTTATCATCAACACTTGCAGGACGCTGCACCTTATATACATCGTCAGCAATCTTCTTGTCCAATACAATATTGTACAAGGTGGTATTTATTGTTGAAGGATTAAAGTAGCCCATAACTTCACTTAAAATATTTGTTTAACATATTAGCTGCAATTTTCTTAAAAACCACAGTATATTTACCCCCTTTTAAATCTGTCTTTGTTTTAAGCCAAGAATCCGTAAGGACATTTAGTAAATGGTAATTCTCTACATACTTTGCATAAAACATGACAGCAGCAACAACTAGTTCATATTTATCTGAGCCATCGGATTTGTAACTGTTGAAGAAATCTTCGGCAAGTTCACGCCCCCAATACTCTACATTGTTACGTTTCCTAGGCTCATTTGCAACTTTCGTTGCATTTGCCCACACAATCTTCTTTAGGACCCCATCTTTGTAAATGCCACATCCATAACTATCTTCAAGATTGAAAGTCTGATTGGTAAATCCCTCCATGTCTTTTATATCATCCATGATATTCGTGGCGATATCTTCCATGAACTGCATGATAGAAGCATCCAAGGCAAGCTGGACATTACTACCAAACTCTTTCAATACTTTATCGTTGTTATTTGCCTGCATTTTTTGTACTTGTTTTTCTTGTTACTGGTTTACTCAGTTTCTCAATCTGCTTTTTTAGCAAATCTCGATCATCTTTAGCGCATTTCAGTTCTGTTTTAATATCATTCAGTTCATTGTAAAGCTCCTGTATCTTCTGATAAGCATTGTGGAGAGATTGCTGATAACTCAAAATTTCCTCTTGCGCCTTCTTCAACTGAGCACCCTGAATAGCAAACCCCTTTTCAAGATTGTCCAAGGTAGAAGAATCAATTTCAGTTTCCATCTTTTCCTTCTTCTGCTTAAACATTAACATTGAAGTTAGAAGGGTTATGCCATTTGTACCCAACAAAGCAAGTATTATTTCCGTCCAATTGATTGTCATAGTATTCTAGTTTTCTATTTGGTTAAAGTATATCACCGTACCAAATTCCATATTGTTAAATGGAGGTTTCTTTATCTCACGCCAACTATTGCTGTTGTCCGAAAACGGATGGTTGAAATTCTGCCAATCCAACAGACACCCGGAAGGTATGGTTACATCGTTATCTTCTAGGTAGGCGGCATATTCGGATTTGTCAACATCATTCGTTTCCGAACCTGTATCCTTTTCCTGTATATTTGCCCTTCCTTCGTATATCATCTCCCAATATGGGGTAGTCTGATATTTATCCGAACTGTTCTTGTTCTGGTAAATTCTAACCATATCAGGAAACATATCCTCACCTAAAATACTCTTTCCCATACTACCATCTTAATCTAGTTATTTCAACATCTGTTCCAACATCCAAATTCAAACCCCATTTGGCGTATAAATCCTTTGCGCGTTGTTCCAATCTTTTCTTGTCATTGATAGAAATAGTCTTGCTTGTGTCAGTAATTGACCAGTTACCTGCCTTTTTCGTCTTTCCCTGTATGGTTGAAGGGGCAGTACAAACAATGAGCAACAAATCGGCATAAGCCAAATCCTTCTTCATCTCAGACGTTTCACGGCTGTCATCAGACAAACGGAATCCCCATTTCTGGGCAACACTGATATACGATGTGTTTTTCAACTCATAGTCAATCTGTGCTTTCAGATATTCACGCATAGACATATAAAAATATGCTTCCACCTTCATGTTACCCTTTGCTGTTATCTGAGGTGTAACCTGAATAGTGTACGGATTATCTGAAACTTTCAGCCTATCTTCCGGCTTCAATGTTTCATTGTCAGCAATAAGCCAATATCCGAACTCCACACTTTCTTCGGGAATAGCTTGGAGCGTGAGAGTATCTCCAATGAAATACTCCCCTGCGCCCTTTGCTGTGCCTTCTCCATTTATATCAATAATGACTTTCATGGTTCAACTTTTTACAATCCTGTATTTGACTGTTCGTCAACCTTCATGATGATAAGGTTGTTAGGATTCTTCATCACAGGACACGCCCACAATTCACCTGAACTCTTTTCTGCATACGGTTCAGAAGAATACTGATGCAAGAATGCGATACGTCCGCCTTCCAAAGAGGAAATCTGTACAGCCGGGTTGGTATCCTGCAAATACATTGACGGTGAGTTCTTGATACGGAAGAACTGACCGCTCTGAACAAGAACAACAGTGTTTTTCTCAAAAGACGGTTTGGCTTCCTCAATCACACCGAGTTTGTTCCATTTTGATTTCTCATCAACAGGAATAATTACAGGAATAGAGAACACCTTCATCAGCACATCAACAATTTCCTGATTGTTCATAGGATAGATTGTAGTAGATGCTGCGGCAGGAACAAGACGTGCCTGTACTGCTGCTGTCACTTTCGGGTGCATCAAGAAATTATCATACAAATCCTTTGACATTTCAAAATGATCGTATGGCACACTGTCATTGTCGGCAATCTTGCACATTCTTTGAAGGTCTTTAATAGGATCAGCGTTCTCGTTCGGTATCCAGTCTGTATCGCTAAACCATTTCTGTTTTAACGCTTTCAACTTATGTTTTGCAGGAACACGATAGTCGATCTGAACAGGAATTGAGTTGGTACCACTAGCTGTATAGTTAAGCATACCTGTAGAAAGAGCCTGATAAGTCATACAGTTCAACTCGGTATGGAAACCTTGAATACACGCTTCCATCTTTGTGAACCACTTCTCACGGATCTTGTCAAGCAATGCACCTTGCGGAATGTCAAGTTCATAGAACTCCTGAATATCGGTTTCCATAAACTGAATGGCGTGACCCATCTTCGGAATACGGCCCGAATACCATTCAAATCCAGTAGTGTCCATAATAGGCTTTTCAGCCAAAGGAGCCAGCATCACAGGACGGGTAGCCTGTGTGTATTCGTCAACCATCACGTTCCATGATTTGCTCATCTGAGGAACATCCCAATCTCCGTAGCTTCTCCAGTTTTCGTTATCAAATTTCTGATTGGCATAATCCATAAGTTCCTGCATCTCCCCAGAGAAATGCCAATCATAGAAACTAAATGTCGATCTTTGCATAAAACGAAAAAATTTAATTAGTTATACAATGTGTAACGGAAAACGCAAGGATATGATTCATCATCCTTCATCGCCTTTTTGATTGCCGAAGCTACGGGCGGAATGCGTTTTTCCAAAATCTCACTTGTCACCATCCATGCACCGTTGAAAGGATAGAGAGTGGCACCGGGAATGGTGTCAACATCATAAGGCAGGATAGCATTAGGAATAACCTTGAATTTTGCGCTATCACCAGCCTGTGTAACTTCAACCAAAATATCGGTCAATCCCAATTCACCTGCATTCCCGGACAATGTAAGGATGTCATATTCGTCATGAGACGAATCAATAGCGTTAATGGTAAAGCCAGTTGTAGTACCTGCGGCAGTAGTAGGTGCTTTACCGACAACCATGCCAACCTTGGCAACTGTATTACCCATGATTTTTTCAACTTTTACCGTAGCACCAGAATCCGATTTCTCGTACATTCTGAATGAATAGTGAATGTCACCGCCATTCTGTTTTGAGGAATCGCATTTAATCATGGTACCAGCCGGAAGTTTGTTCCCAACTGTAGGCATACGTTTTACTGGAACGTTACATCCTACCAACAGTACGTGCAAAGACGTATCATTAGAAAAGATATGTCTTGCGCCACCAATCTTACTATAACTTGTTGCAAGAACTCCTGCTTTCATAATTAAAAAAACTATTTGTTAATTTTACTGTAATATCGGCTGACAATGTTGTTTTCCTTGTTAGCCTTATCTTCTTCTCTCTTTCTATCTATGAATGACTTTACATCGCTAGAACCACCCTTGTCAGAGATGAAAGGATTAATGCCATCCTTTGTGTATTTAGTACACGTTTCATTGTACTTTCCCTGTATTTTCAGAAGAATGCTTGTATCTTCCTCTTCGGGCAAAATCTGAATGTTCTCAAAAATGATGTTGCGCAACAACTCGTTAGGCATACCAGCTTCCGGGCGTTTAATCAAATCAGACAGCTTCTTGCGCTTTTCAGTTACAATCTGCTTCTGTTTTTCCTCTTGCTCTTTAGCTTCAAACTCTTTCTTGAACTTTTCAAACTCTTCAAGTTTAGCCTTGACATCATCGGGCAACTCAAACGGTTTCGGTTCGGGTGCTGGTGTCGGTGTAGGTTGTGGTTGCGGTGCTGGTGTCGGTTGTGGTGCAGGATGTGATTTTTCCCATTCTTTTTTCAAGTTGGATATCTCCTGTTCCTTGATTGTATCCCACTCTTTGCGCTTATCAGACGCAAACGCTCTTACCTGACCTGCCACAGTATTCTTTAAATGATTTACAACACTTTCATTCCAGAACTTTTCCGCATTTTCCTGCGGTGCGAACGCTGAGAACTCATTAATTGTCTGTTCGATTGTACGATCTGTAATAACGGAGCTACTTTCTCCCAACGCATTCTTGATACCTTCAAAAATGACTTTTACATTTTCATCCATATACTATTTATTTTTTTTATGTGATTCATGCACAAGACCTTTGCGCACAGTAAGTACCTCTTACCGATGCAAATGTAGTTAAAATTTGTGTATAAGCAAAAAAAATATTTAAAAAAACATTATATTTGCGGGATACATAGAAAACGATGGAAGAAATTGACTTAAAATACCGAGGATTAAAGACTAAGGATGTTGTCAAATCGCTGAAACGATATGGCAAGAGGGGAATCATACCATATAAAAGCCTTGATTTCGTCCAAAGATATATAGAGGACAGAAGAAGCAAGGGGTACAAGGTAAATATGCTTGCCCCACAGAAAGGTTCACAGGAGGCATTTCTAAGGAACAGGGCAGGGATAAAGATACTTCACGGAAATCGTGGGGGAGGAAAATCCGTATGCCTTGGAATGGATATACTGAGTTCATGCAACCATCCGTCATTTTCAGCACTTGTTTTCCGTAAGGATAAGACATCCGCAGAAAAAGCGGACGGTATTCTTAAAGTGGTTTCAAAGATGGTTGAACCTTATGGTGAGTATATTGATTCAAAACGCCTTTCAAGACTTGACGCAGGAGGTGAAATACGATACGATTATTTCGGTGATGCCTGCTTGTCGGGAGAAAAAGGCGTAAACGAATTTAAGGACAGACAACAAGGTGGTAACGTTGTGAAGGTGGCGATAGACGAGTGCTCACAGGCAACGGAACCTATCATAAACTACCTTCAAACGGTATTGCGTTCATCATCAGGACTAAGAACAAGTCTTATAGGCGCGTGCAACCCAAATCCGTACAGCGATTTCTGGAGAGCAATGGTATCATGGTGGGTAGACGATGATGGAATAGCAATTCCAGAAAGATCGGGGAAGGTAAGATATTTCTTTCAATATGGAGATACTATACATGAAACAGCATGGGGTGACAGCCCACAAGAAGTATTTGCTCAGGCAAAAGATTATATCATCGCAAGATTCGGTAAAAATACCAAAATTGACGAAACAAACTGTAAAAGATACATCAAGAGTATAACCTTTATAGCTTCCGGGCTGGAAGATAACAAGATACTTATGGCTTCCAATCCCGACTATCAGAAAAACCTTGGAGGAACAGCACAGGAAGTATCCATAAACGCATTAGGTTCATGGAAGCTGATAAAAGGGGGAAACGAGTGGATAACCCGTGACGAAATGGAGGAAATGTTCTCATCTCAGCCTGTGTTTGACGATTATTTTGAATGTGCTACACTGGATATAGCATACGGTCTTGGTGACGTTTGTGTAATGGGGCACTTCATAGGACATCACTTACAAGACCTAGAATGGTCAAACACATTAAAGCCTAGGGATTTGAACCGATGGGTAAGAAACAATCTACGGAAATGGGGAATCGGTGAAAACAGACTGGCATTTGACGGTCTTGGAGCACCTACATTCCGTGACGCATTTCCCGAAAGCCTAGCAATACTTAGAGGTGTCCCGAAAAGACTTGACAAAAGCAAAGATGATCAACCTGTAAGATTCTATTTCGATCTAAGGGCACAGCTTGCCGATGAAATGGTAACACGTATAAAAGGAACAAACCTAGGATATTGCGGATTCAGTATAAACCCGGAACTTCTTGACAAACCGTATGTGAACAAAACAATACGGGAAGCACTGATGGACCAGAGAAGAGCAATAAGACGTGACGTGGAAAGGGAAAACGGGAAACTAAGACTGCTGAAAAAACAGGAGGCAAAAAAGATTGTAGGATGCTCGCCCGACTTGATAGAAGGAACATTTTTATACAGGACATATTTTGATATATGCGATGTAATGATTGACATACCTAACGATATAATGGATGAATTAAAATATTTATAATTACCTATGGAAATTTTAAAATTAGACGTTTTATTACGAAAAGAACCGTTCAAAGTGACACTTCCGTCAAGATGTGACGATGGAAGAGGTGGAGGAACAAAGAAAAAGCCAAGACGCTCCACTTTGATATACAAATATATGTCACAAGATGATTTTCTAGCACAATGGGATACATCAGGACATTATATACACAACAGACCCGACTGGAAAGACAGCATCCCGTCAGACGAGGATGCCACATCATCGGATGATGAAAGTGCTAATGTAGGTGCTCAGAAAAAGAAAAAGAAATCGGTATCAACTCCTTACGTACTGCAAAGACGAGCATTCCCTCTCCAAAGGATGATACACAAGAAAAGGGTGTCACACCTGTGTACCAATCCTCTTAAATTCCAGATAAAGAAAAGCGCGTCAAACCAGCAGAACAGGGATAAGCTGACAACATACAAGGAATACTGGACTGATTCTCTCATGGAAACAGCCAAGTTTGAACTTATAAGCGAAGCCGGAAAGGTAGGAGATGCTGCCATATATATATATAAGGATAAGGACGAGATAAAATACAGGTCTTTCAGCTACTCAAAAGGAGATATACTATATGAGCATAAAAACAGAAGAGGCGAAAGAATAGCTTTCGCAAGAGAATATACAACCACATATATATCGGCTGATGGAGAAGAACATACAGACACACTTGTCGATGTATGGACTAAAGATGAGTTTTATACACTGGATTCCAACGGAGATATAGCAACGGATATTGACGAGAACGGGAATATCATACAACTGCATCAATTCCATAACCTGGGATTTATACCTGTAGTATATCTACGGCTTGAACTTCCATTTTGGGGGGCAGTACAGGACTTGATAGACGATTTCGAGTTCTTAATGTCCATGATAGGAGAATACAACACACGACAGGCATTCCAAATGCTACTTATCAAGACTAACGGAAGAATAAACATTCAAAGAAACGGACTAGGAGGAACTTCCATTTTACGTGTAGGAGCAGAAGATGATGCACAGTTCATGGGTAAAATGGATGCTTCAAACTCACTGTTCACCGAAATAGACAACATATACAACGGAATACTTGACGGAAGCGGTGTCGTTCCGCCAATGCAATCATCGTCAGGTGACAGACCTACTGGAACAACGGCAATGTATTATGAGCCGGAAATGGAATGGGCGAGAAGTGATGCACAAATGATGAACACAGCCATAAATGACATGGCCAATATATTCAAATACTATGTAGGAGTAATGGAAGGTGACGCAACAGGCTATAACGCTTTAAGAATAAACGCTACCATAGAGCCATACTCATACATAGACTTCTCTGAATGGAACAATACACTCGTTCAGCTTGTGAACTCCAGAATAATATCATTACAGACAGCAAGAGAGGAAAGTGATTTCTCAGCAAATAACGAAGATGATAGAATGGACGAACAAGACAGAAGATTAAACGATATGGAAGCTAGAGTTATAGAAGAAAACAATGAAAACAATGAAAACAACGATAACAGCTAAACTATGGGAAAATTTATAAACTTACTAAGAAAAATAAGAAGGGCATTGGACTATATATGCCTTAACAATTTAAGAGTTGACGGAATGGAACACCTCATTGCAGGAATACTTGTAGTAAGCATGGCGCAATGGTTTTTCTCCGTATGGACAGCAATAGCACTAACCTTGTTCCTCCTTGTAGGGAAAGAAATCGTCTACGATAAGTGGCTTAGACAAGGAGTGCCCGAATGGAGAGATGTATTCTGGGGAGCAGTAGGTATGGTTCTTGGATTGATGTGAAAAAAACAAGGGCGTTACGGAAGTGATGCCCTTGCCTAATACCTAATTTGGAAAACAGCTATGGAATACCACCAAAAATACAAAGGATTAGCTATTGCAGACTATTTTGTAAAAAAGTGCATAGAGCAAAACATACCCGTGACAAATATGTCTATTCTGAACATGATTTACTTTGCTCATGGATTTTCTTATGCAATAAGACATGAACCATTAATTAAAGATCCATTTTTGGCATGGCAATGGGGTCCAGTAGAAAGAAACACGTATGATTGTTTCAAAAAGTATGGAGCAGGTCCTATAACATCCATTTCGGGAGAAACTAATGATGAACTTGTAAAAATAGAAAAAGATAAAGAACTATGTGACTTCCTAGACAGATTTATCCCATTAGCGAAAGTAAACCCGTTTGTATTAAACAAAAGAACGCATATTGAAAATGGACCTTGGGATATAACCACAGTTTATCAACACATAGACGAAAAAGTAATACAGGTATATTTTTGCGCTAAGTATGGAAATGAAACGAAGTAATTGTACAACATTAGGTGTCAATTTGTTCCTTAATACCTTATAGAAAATATTGATTATCAAGTTTTACGCAAAAATGCGGAAAACCAAAAAGGCGGAAGGCCTACAAATGAATACAAACTTACCGTTTCCTGTATGGAGTTTTTTATTGCTCGCAAAGTACGTCCAGTTTTTGAGGTTTATAGGCAAGTGTTTCACAAAGTGGCAAAGCATGAACTTTCCCGAAAGGAGCTTGCATTAAGAATTAAGCGGGAATTCCCGCTTTTGTTCATACATTCTTTTGGTTTAAAAGCCCTACCCACGGAGCGTGGGAAAGTTAAGCCTGTGGACTGTCCTAAAAAGCAATGGCAGGAAGAAGCAGGAATAAAATCATGCCTTTAGGCATGAGTAGCTCACTGGTAATACAAGCCGAAGAGGAAAAAGAACGATTGGCTTTGGAGAATAAAAAGCAGCAGAAACAAATAGAAAAACTACAGCCGAAAGCAGACTTTGCAGACGCAGCTTTCAAAAAAATATTGTTTTCGTTTGGTAGTATGGAAAGTTTGCGTAACTTTGTACCGTTCACAGATCACGATTGCATTCGTTACGTTAAGCAAGCGGTTAAGTTGCCATATCATACATGTTTTTTTTTATGCCCTTATTGGATATTGGCGGTTGCCTTTACGTAAGATTATAGTATTTGCTCTCGTAGCGAATGCGCCATCTGTGAACAGCGTAAAGTGCAACCGCTTTCTTTTTGATAAAGTTGCCACATATAATTTCTTATAATCTTAAATGTTCACAGATTATGGCAGAATTAGTATTTCAAAACAGCAACGGCAACGATGTGACTACTTCGTTACTTGTTGCGGAAGTGTTCGGGAAAGAACATAGTAAAGTAGTCAGAGACATTGAAAGTCTTTCATGCTCAGCGAGTTTTAATGCCGCCAATTTTGGCGTTATTACCTACATCGATAGTAGAAATCGAGAACAGACCGCTTATGAAATGACAAAGGACGGTTTTAGTTTCCTTGTCATGGGCTACACTGGGGCAAAAGCCGGAGAGTTTAAGGAAAGATTCATCAATGAGTTCAACAGACGGGAAGCCCTACTAAAGGATGATGATTACATCTTGATGCGCTCCCAGCAGATTCTACAGAAACGTATAGAGATTGCGGAGGAAAAGATTAAGTGTCTTGAACAGCAAAATTCCAAGCTCCAGCCCAAAGCCGACTTCGCCGACAAAGCCTTTGCAATGGAAGGCAAGTGCGATATAGGACAGGCGGCAAAGATACTTGGCTTGCCTTTTGGGAGAAACTCTTTGTTCAAAAAACTTCGTGAAGCAGGAGTATTCTTTGCTAACAGGAACGAACCAAAACAGAAGTATATTGATGCTGGGTATTTCGAGATGAAAGAAAAGCCTATTCCAAGAGAGAATCACCCAGGTTTTGTCGTGATGGTTGTTCTATGCACACAAAAAGGTCTTGCATACATCAATCACCTGTTTGGCGGAAAACCGTCCGATGGGAAATTGGCGAGAATAGTATAGCACTGTACATAATCTATTATTACTAAAAAACAAGGAGCGACAAAAACATCGCTCCTGTAACTCCTTCAACACATAGTTGATGAGATAACACACTACTTAATCGTAACCCAAACCTGTTCGCCACGCTTTATCGCATCGTCAATCAATTTGTTCAACTTGTCAGAAGTATAGCGTGATTCGGTAAGTCTGCCTTTTGATGTATTGTTACCAACAAGGATACACCCGGCAGAATCCTTTGCAGTATTCCCACTGTGAAAAAGAATACCATCAAAATGAGGCACATTCAACAGTCTTGGCATATTACGCCCAAATTTTGGGGACCAGTTGTATATAACCTGGTATCTACCGTAAGGGATAGCAGATTCAGCATAAACTTTCTTCTCGTTTCCATCAAACACTCCGTTCTTATTCACGTCAACGATCCGATCTTCAAGCGTATTACTGAAAAACTCACCATCAATATACAAACGCCCTATAGTATAATCAGGCTTACACCATTTTCTTTCTACTAATAGTTCCATGTTTTTTTTATTTATTGATACATTGCAAATATACAAAAAAGTATTATATTTGCAATGTAAAAAGATCCGTAAACGAATATAACTATAAATAGAATTTTCATAAAAAAACTAAATTAAAAAGCAAGAAATAGATTGGACCCTTTTTCTTGCTTTTTTTATGTACAAACGTAAGACTAATATGTCAACATTAATTAAAAATTCAGTTTGGTTATATATATGTAAAACATATTTTTGTTACATTTGCACTATGTAAATGAACCATTACGATGTTTTTAATTTGGCAGCAGGCAGATGTGAATCTTCACTGTTGCCTTTTTTGTTACATTACATATAAACATACAATGACACCCAATGAAATAAAACAATTTGTATGGTAAATTAAAGTCTAATACATACCTTTGCACTATGGACAACGAAAGAGAAATATTATCCAAACTTGACGCTATCATACAGAACCAAAAGGTTTTGTACGAGAATCAAATTGTAATCTTTAAAACTCTAGCATCAATCGGACAAAAGGTTTATAGCCAAAGCGATTTCAAGAGTTTGATGATAAACATGATAGCAAACGGTATAACAGAAAGAGTAGAAGCCAATGATCAACAAAGAAGAAACATCTAAGATTGCAGACTATTACTTCCAGGTAAAAAGACTTGCAAACGGTATAAAATCGTCAACCAAAGAGCGTGCGGAGAAGTTCTCTAAAGACCTTCTAGCCATATTCCTTTTAGCAGGGGCTAAATCGTTCAAGTCAATATCAAAACTCCCGAATAGCCAAAAAGAAAAAGTGCTGGAACTGACCAAAAAGTTTCGTGAGGATATATATAACGACATATACCAATATGTACTGGAAAGCAATAAACTGTCACTAGAACTAAACGATGATCTTGGATGGGAGTATATTTCAATGACGGACAACGGCATTAAGGAATATATGGAAAGGACATACGGTGGAGAAACGACAAAGCAGAGAATAAACACAAATACAAACAGATTTCGCGCTGTTGTTGAAGTATATCTTGCCAATACATTACTGTCAATAAAAACGAACAATATAGAGAAAATAACAGATGAGGTTCAAAAGAAGATATGGAACAACATATCATCACCATATAACGTATCATTTATTCCGCCAAGCAAACAGAAACACTATGGGAGAGGATATGCTACAAACGGTATAAGCCAGTTGTATGTTATAGAACAGCAGATGATTCTAGGTATTTTCAATGAAGCAAATTACAACTCATGGAAAAATATTCCAAATTTCAAGGGATGGAGAACAGCAGTAACATCTAAAAACCCATGCCAGTTCTGCATTGATGAGCAATACAGAATACACACAGACAGACCTAAGCTGCCGTTCCATGCCCATTGCTTGTGTATATTGTATCCAGTGTTTAATATATAATAACTTGATAATCAACATACCATTGAGTAACATTACCATAAGACGGGGGATTTCCAGCATCAACCACATCATTACGAGTAAATGATTTAGGAATATTTGTGCACGAAGGCATCAATATATTACCTGACCATTGACCTGTATAAGATCCATCTTTCGCTCTCCATCTATATCTAGCGTATGGTCTGCCTGATGAAGCAACGTAATCACTAGAAGTGTTATTTGTAATGTTCAATCTGCATTTAGAAGAAGTAGAACCATTTGTCAACTGTCCGTAAACAGAGAATCCAGAAGCGTTGGCTGTTGTATCTCCAAGTGTAATAGAAAGACTTTGTGTAACCACTATAGGCTTACGAATAAATCCGTCAGATGTAGTAGGGATTAAGCATAATACATTTCCACTGTAATCACAAAAATAACCCTTAATATAAATATATGTATCCCCCATAGATATGAGATTATTGCGATTAAGGGTAATTGAAATTTTTCCTGTACTATCAATACTACTTACAACGAAAACTCCAGAATCCACCAACTTCTTTAATTGATTATATACTTCCACCTTTATTTTCATATTAGACCAAGTAAATCCCCCAAGTATTTTACCCCAATTATACCTAGAATCAGCCCAATATGGTGAAATTGTAAGCACAAACGTTGCCTTTGTAGCGTCTACAGGATTAGTTAGAATATCTTTATCTATTGTAAGAGGTTTAGCCTGATGATCGTATCCATCAAAATCAGTAAGCCTAGCCCATGTTTTAGGTCTATCATATACTAATTTCTTATTTACAGAATCATAAATTATACCAGGTAAACTAGCGTTGTCAAATGAAGGGCTAGACGCTTCTTTGGGTTTTATATAACTCCACATATTAATTTTTTCGCTAAGACAAGCATACCCCAAATCATAACCATCACTAGTAGGACCGATACCTAGAGTAGGATATACATCACTATCCAATCCGACAGGTGCAGTGATTTTACCGTTAGAGTGACCCATAATCACCCCCTTCCTCTATAACAGTAAAAGAACCTTTACAAACAACAATGCCATTACAACTGATACTACGACAATGAATATCGCCATCAATTATAACAGCATCAGAAATGTCATAATCACTAGGAAGTTCCCCACCACATAGTGTTATAACTTCGACTGCCCTCTGTGCAGCTAGACTGCCCTCTGTGCTCCCTCGCTTCGCTTCGGTCGCACACCAAATTTCCGTTTACAAACAAATTAATTTTCATCTAACTCACGTATTAAGTCATTAACATACTTTACACAGGAATCTAACTCGTCATACCCGTCCAAAATCATAGAACCCACAGTGATGTGAAGTTTGTCTATCACTTCTTTTTTGAACAGCACGGCATTTGCCTTGCTTGTATCAGACTTTTCTATTACCGTTATTGCGGAATCAATCATCCTAGTTACTTCGGATGGCGGCATCATAGGGATATCAGCACCTTTCCGCCAAGACTGATATTCTCTCATTTTTTTAATAAGTTCTTTTTTTCTCATGACAAGTCAGATATAGACTTTTTAACCTCATTAAATGACTTATCCGGACAATATGAAATTACACCATTGTTTTTACCATAAACATACAGGCTTCCTTCCATAAAAAGATTGCCGTAATTATCTTGTTTGAAATAGACCTTGTTTATCTTTTCCACAAACTTTCTATTTCTCCATTCTCTGTACATTTTGAACAAATTTTTCATATATCTAGTGTTTAACTGACTATACATTCCTAATAAATAATGGGTGGTTATAGCATAAATGAAAAGGACTATACCACCCCTACCCCTTTTAAATTATGAAAAGAATTAAGATCCAGGCAACAGTCCATAAGACAAATATTGTTTTAATGATCTTTTATGGTACAAATATAATAATTATTGTGAATTAAGCCAAAATTAAACAACAATCTCCCAATCATCGGCAAACACATCGCTAATAGACGGAACCCATGAATCAGCACGCCCGGTGTTCTCATTGTAAATAAGACACTGGCTTGTATAGTCAATGAATCCTTTGCCTTTCAGAATAAGGTCTTTTGCTGATTGCGGAAGAGATTGCATCTTGGGAATAATGTCGCTATCAATGTGTGCCAGTACATGTTTGATAACCCATAGGCCCTTATCATTCCAGCCGTTTCTACGGACAGCATAACCGTATTTAAGAGCCTTGATCGCCATACCAAAGTTCATATTCCGCACTTCTGCGTCATCAGAACCTTGCATACGCTGTATGAGAGTATCAAGAAGCCGTATATAGTCGAACATAGTACAACACTGCATTTCCAGTAAACACTTGTTGTACATATCATTAACGACTTCATCCATTTTCCCTGAATCTATGAAAGCGGCTAACTTTACATATCTTCCATTGAGTTCTTCGGCTTCTATCTGCATACGGTCAACTGTTGTTTCGGCAATATTATACGCCTTTTCAAACGTATCTTTAGGACTCCAGCTTTCGTATCCATCTTCATAACGAACATGATAGCCCTCATCATCGAAATTTTCCGTTGACGGTTTTTCTCTAAGAAGATGTTTTCCCCACGCATCACCTCTTGTAATAGGTTCTGCTTCAATCTGTTTTGTTCCAATGTACTTTTTCATATCAATATGATTTAATTGCTATCTTGTTCCAAATAAAGTATTTTAAATACCTCCCTTTCTATCTTTGTCACAACGCTCTCATCAAATTTGTCCTCATCAATGCTTTTTATGTAGTCAACCAAAGAATGAATCTTCCTGTTAACATGAATCATAGTAGAACGAACATCATCAATCATCACGCTGTTTGAAGCCTTATCCATCTCCTTGTCTGCAAAAGTTCTCTCATGTATAGTTCCATCTTCCTCAATTTTGTATGAAGGAATTTTGAAAAACTCACATACATCAAAACGGCTCATAAGACTAACTACATTCATCATGCTTGTAATATCATCATCAGAGCAATCCAATACGATATCCCTATAATCTTCACACACCAAACAACTCTTAAAAGAAAAATACGGGATATCATCTTCCGAATCAAAAGGCCATGTTTCTTTATACTCGTTTGTTTTCATCTCAACAAACTTAGAATGATCATATCCAACAGACTTGTATTGATTGATATCATCAATCCACCCCATAAGTTTAGACATTGTATCATTCAAATACTTTTCATATAACACAACATCATAATACAATGCAGGTAAAGCATTATCACGGGAAGAGAAAGTTACAGGTTCAGAAATAGATTTCAAAACGGATAACTTACCCAACACAAAATTAAATATGTCAGCTAAAGGAAATTTACTCTTTATTCGTTTCATTATTAACTACAAAAAAATCGGATGGAGGAAAACCCGAAATATGGCAAAAAAGATAAACCTCCATCCGCAAACAAAAACAAGAATTTAATCAATATAAGCAAAAACCACACATTTCTGATAGCATTGCAATACTAAAATGGCAAATCATCCCGTCTTTCAGGCTGAACAGGTACAGGTGATGGAGCTTGTGCTGGTTGCGGCATATCTATCTTAAAGCACCCAACTTCATTGTAATATTTACCCTGGTATTCTCTTGCTCTGATTTCAAGATGGGCAGTAATGGTATCACCCTCTTTCAATTGAAGATCACACAGGTTGCCCATTACATAGAAATACACTTCTTTGGCATACATAGAACCAATTTCCTCAACGAGAAAATTTCTCTTTTGCCAAGGATTACCTGCCTTACTTGTACCAGTCTGTAACTGACCTACTTTCTTTACTTTACAATTTAATACTAAATCCATTTTTTTATTTTTTATATTTTTCCTCCTTAATCTTATCCAATTCTCTCATTGCGGACAGCCTTCTTTTGTGAGCGTCCACCCTTGTCCAGAAAACTTTCCAGCTAACTTCCTTACCGTTAGTGGTGTTCTCTTTAAGTATCTTGCCACATTTTAAAATCTCGTTGACAAGATAATCATACCGTTCTTTATCGTAAGAATATCTCATGCGACAAAAGTAATATTAAAAAATAAACTAATACAGAAAACAATAATAAAAATTGTTAATCACACAGTTAATTCTTCCTCTTCCTCTTTCGACAATGCTTCCACGTCACCATCTTCACCTTTAGGGAAATACAGTTCGTCAAGATAATTGCTCGCTTCACTCTTTTCAGTGAAACTCTTTATAACACTCCCCCGTTTGCTAACGACACGGTAACTAATATTATCCTCTGCTACAACTTTGTAACAATTTAAATCATCCACATCTACGACATCGGGAGCATTATCATCAATACGCATCATGCTCAATATATGAGAATACTCATTCACCTTCACCGTACAGGAAAAAACATTAGGAACTGGTTCTACTATCAATCCGGCATTTATCAATGAATCAAAAACAGAACGTCTAGGTTTGTATTTCAGTTGCCTCCTTATAAACTTCAACGTTATCATATTATCTCCCCCCTGTGCGGATAATACGCACAAACGCAATATCCGTAACGCATCAATACTACATAGAGGTGAAAGGTACTTGTACAACTGGACAGGAGTAAATTTATGGAAATAATCAAATACTCCCTCTTCCTCTATTTCCTTTACACGCCTTTCCCTTTCCTTATTCCTTACCGTCAAATTAGTGGTTTTCCTTACTGACATAGACTACCCTTTCCATGTATCGTTTTCCTTTATCCATTTACGTTCATCATCACTAAGATCACCTGTTGATTCACGATGATATACACACTTGTTGCATAACCCTGCCTTGGCACGGACACACTTGTCGCAATCGTATGGGAAAAACGCTATGGTGGTCTTGTCGTAGAAATCTTCACCAGCATCATCATCAGAAAGCCAACCTTTGAACTTTGCAAGCATATCAAGTGCACCTTTCACATCCTTAAAATCAGCAGTGTCTATATCAGAACGCTTTAGGAAACTTTCTATAAGGCTTATCGCATCTTCAAATTCAAGGTTATCCTTGTTTATCAAAGTCTTTGTCTTTTCCTTATTCTCCCCTTCCAATACACGCCTCATGGATGGTGTCACATAATCGGAAGCAAGCATGGAAGATTTCGCATAATTGACAATCTGTGTTATCCTTGGAGAGTTCACCCATTGCTTGGCTTTCATAAGCAAAGAACGCTCTGACATACCCTCGTCAACAACGTGTGTAGCCTTGTAAAACAAGACAGGATTGGTATCTATGACATAAGCGGACGCAGCCCATAACTCCATTTCATTCGCATCATCAATATGCTTTGCTATATCAATCTTCTTCTGTTTTTCATCGTCAACAAGAAGATTGTTACTAAGGGGAAGTTTACCCCATCCTTTATTCAAACCCATTACCTTTCCTCCTTTATCCTAAATTTTATCTCCCTTACTCTCTCGTCAAGTTCAGAAGAATATTTTAAAAGATTGTATATGCTACTCCTGTCAATACATAGGAAATCAGAAATTTCAGACATACTTAAACCCATGTCACGCATGACACAGCACACAAGAGCACGGTTCATAACAATATCATGTTTTCTGCTTTTCCTGTTAACATCAGTATCGGAGAGTCCGCTTGCCGCTAGAACTCTCCTAAAAATCAAAGCGTTGTCAGCCTTTTTTCCCATTTTTCACATTCTCCTTGTCCACTATCAATTGCATTATATCAGCGTAACCAGCCAAATCAACCATATTGTCACGCTTTTTATGGAATCCCTGTCTGCATAGCTTTACAGCTATCTGTACAGCAACACAGTCATAAGGAGATAATTCCTTTCCAGTAATCAAAGAAGCCATCTTGGAAATATTTTCAAAATTGACTACTGCATCGCCATAGTCAGACTGTCTGCTATTGCTACGGATGTCCTTTGCCTCATCAAGGATGCTTCTCTCTTTGACATGATCAACATAAGCAATACAATCCGAGAAAAGAATATACTCTTTACCCTGGTCATCCGCACAAAGAAACTTTTCACCATTTTCAAAACAGTATTTAACAGTGACAAATTTACCGAACACATTTGACTTGCTTACAGAATCTTCACCGTGAAGTGAAATGTATTTATCACGGTTTATAATTTTAACCTTGCTGTTCAACGTAACTCCGATCATAACAAATCACCTACCTTTATGTTATCCGCATCCTTCTTATCAGAAAAAAAAATACGATCATATTTAGTTTCACCAAACTCAACAAACATGGCTAAGATAAAATACTTGTTCAGCACACTATCATAACCCTTGTCGTAAATCTTGTTTATCTTTTTTGTTTTCATCGTTTTTCGCATTTTATATCCATACTGTCACCTCCCATCATCATCTTCAACGTACATGTATTGGACATCAGTTCAACAACCTCGTATCTTACATACTCATATCCATCAACATAACATGTAATGGTTTTACCAGAAATATCATAAGTACCGTAACCATTCCCAAAATAGCCCCTTCCTACATAAGTACCATCCTGATTAAACTTAGCGTAAGTAGGTCTTATCATAGGATACCATCTACCATCCACTTTTACCTGAACAAGTTCCCATGTACCGATAATAGCATCCTTGTATTCATCATCCTTATCATTGGAACAACTACACAACCCCAATAATACTATTGAAGAAATAGCAAAAAATAATAAAAATTTCTTTCTCATTTGCCTAAATTATTTGTGGAACCAAAACCTCCATCACCCCTATCCGTTGAATCAAGGCTTTCAACCTCAACAAATTCAACCTCAATATAATTACTGAAAAGAAGCTGAGCAATTCGCTCCTTGGCAGCAATATAGAAAGGCTCTTTCTCAAAACTCTTCACTATAACACCTATACAACCTGTATAGTCACAATCAATAACACCATCCAACACATCTGCGTCATGAGACTTCCCGTCAACGCCAATAATACCTTTCAGGGAAAATCCGCTTCTCGGCTTGATAATAGCCTTCATATTTGATGGCATCTGAATGGCTATACCAAGTTTAATCAGATTACGACCTTTTCTTATCAACGTGTTGTCAGGAACATACAAATCATACCCGGCAGCACCATCAGTTTTTTTTTCGGGAAGAACTGCATCCCGTCTTAATTTTACAAATTTTACTTGATTCATTTTTTATTTCCTTTTCTCTTTAAATCATACATAGCGCATTCCCTGCTTCTGTAAATCTTACTTGCAGGATAAATCACATCATTAACAATAACAAAGCCGACAACAGGATCTGTAATGGGAACAACTTCACCATCAACAATAGTAAAATTATTCTCGGATAAAAGCCTTCTCATGGCAGCAATCTGTTCGAGAGTAGCCTTTGATATATCATAGTTGTTAGAAAAGTTAAACTCTAAATTACAGATAAGAACATTTTTGTCCTTATATAAGAAGTTAGCTTTCAAACCACCAGTATTAATAAATACATAATCTATTAAATCTCCTGTTCTGCTTTTAGCAAACAGGAAATCTCCTTTCTTGAAATCGTCAATCTTGACTAGTTCATAAGTGCGCTCATCAATCTTCTTCAATGAACACCCCTCAGGTAGTTTTATTACACTTACATCTGTCTTACCCATTTCTTTCCTCCGTATTTAACCGAAATGCAGCTTCCCTAGCCTGATCCTTCGTCCTATACAACTCTATTTTTTCAAACATACGACCATCATCACAGTCATACGTACACAAGGTGACAGCCCACATATTACCACGCGGAGAATAGAAATACCTACCGTAATCCTTTCCCATCACCTTACCGTCAATCCTTATTTCTCCTTTATTAGCCATAACACGACTTATTTTCTCACCCCAAACTTTTTCCTAAACTCATCAGCAGAACACGCTATGCGCTGACCAAGATGGTCCACATACAAAACAGCATCTTTGATCATTCGGTCATTCTCGGCAAGCATGTGGATAACACTGTCAACGACACACTCTTTACCACTACCTAATTCAACATACTTATTACCCATGACAATGCAGTCTTTTTCCTTCAAAGGAACAATACGTTCAATCTTGCTTTCGCGATATTTTTTCAGCTTTTCAAAGAACTCACGGTGCATGACACGCTCATTCTCATCCATCACATAGTAAAATTCACAGCAAATATCATTAACATCATTTACTGTAGTTAGTTCAATAATGTTTTCAGTAGCATTCTGCAATGCGTCAAAGAAATTCACATCATGATCATCCAACACTTCTTCCATCATTATGCCAATGGAAGCAATAGCCGCGTTCTTAAAATCAATTCCTAATTCAATATCCATTCTCTAAATTGTTTAATGTTAATACTCTTCAAATTATTAATAACAGCATCTCCGATATCATCGTTATGCTTCAATCCTAAAGACAGGCTAGGGAACTCCCACCATCTCGCCACACGTCCTTTGTCACCCCACAAAGATATAGCTTTATTATCAAAGTCGGGGAATAAAATAACATTTTTTGGCAATTTATTTCCAAGCTGGTTCATTCCGCCACAAGCTGTCCATATAAAACCGTTACCAAAAGCCATAGAAGCTATTATGGCAGTTTTCTCCGATTCAACCATACAAGTTATCGCATCGCTGCAATACTCCCCTAAAAACGGCTTAAAATAACCGCGATAGGTAAATCCTTCGCCCGTAGTAAACTTCCTGAAAGCATGGGCTTCCTTCTTCCTGTGCCCGTTCACCTCATATCTTATCCTGTTATCATGGCACACGTTACCATCCTTGTCGGAATACCAGAACACAGCGGATTCCTTTCCAAGACATCCTACCTTGTACCTTGAAAACACATCATTCACGGAATCAACACCGAAAACGCCTGAAAGGTACTCGTACAGGTTATTACCCTTCCAATGCCCGGCATCGCTAAGCCTGTCAACATACTTCATATCAACAAACCTTGATTCCTGTCTTCCCGAATCATACTCCCTCTCGTAGAAATCCTTCAAACTCATCCTGCAACCGTCAGGACTTGACAGAATCCTAAAAGCATCAGAAGCACTACTGCAACCGGGAAGATAAGACACGAGAAAGTCAAACAGGTTGACAGAATCACCTCCCTGCTCGGTAACGGTGATACTGCCCGACTTGTTCATATAGAAAACCAGCTTGTCTTTCCTGCTATGGCTCTCCAGATTTATCCTGGCAGGCAACGTCCACCGCTTACCCCTACGCCTTAAAGGAAGCCCAAGCACTGTGTCAAGACTGGAAAATATATATTCATAATCAATACTAGCCATATTTATTACTTAAAATTACGCCATCCCTGTTTCAAATCCCTAAAGAAATCGCTAAACGTATAACGATAACCTTCAGGATATCCTAGAAAATCAGAAAGGCATGAAACATATCCTACAGGCTTACGACCACTCGTCCATCGGTACACCATTTCGGCAGGAACCATAAACACAAGAAGAACAAATACAATGTCAACGTATATGAGAAACATGACAAAACGAATAAAACACCTCATAATCATTCCTCCACATCCCCTAAAAGAAGGTTCTTTGCATAACGCAACGCAAACTCCCAATTGTAATAAAACGTACCTAGCAAATCAAAGAACAGGCTATACACGGCATCCTTGTCACCATCGGGAACGGAATACATGATATCATCCATCATACGGATATCATCACTAAACCTGGCATTCTTTGTCGTATAACGCCACAAACCGCCAACAGCAAGTATCTTGGCGTGTTCATAAACATGACCGTCAATGGAATATACATCACAAACGTAATCATTAAACCAATCCTCATTGTCCAGCACACCACTAACAGGACTTGCCGACAAAATCATATTAACAAACACACCAAAATGACAATACTGCTCTATCTTACCCGAATCATTGTCAAACTCAACCTTGAAAGCATCCTTGCCGCTCTCATTAATACTGCAAACCATGTCACTTACGTAAAGCGTCTTTAACCACTGGCTGAAATTATACCTTTTCAAACCAGTCCTGTTACGAGCTTCATTTATCGCACACTGGGTATCAGACACACATACATACCAATCAGAAGTAACACGAATACTTCTATCAAATAAAACAATCTCTTTATTATCCATACACAATAAAATTTTTCAGCAAAAATACATATTAAAGTAATATGGCAAAAATAATAACAGTTAAACAATATTAAACAGACAACCTATTATCTTTCCATTTTTTAGCTTTCAACAAACCAACACGGACAGCTTCATTGTTATTCCATTTAAAAATGTCACACATAAGAGATATATATTCATGAATCTTATCTCTATACAACAACTGTTCTTCTGTTGCGTGTTGCCAATCTGTTGTTATACCACATTCTTCTTTTATCATAGTGCACAATAAAGACATAGCTTTTGAGAACTGGCTTTTATTGGAACAATTATTATACAGCGCACCAGTCATTTCCTTAAATGAATCACCGCTATCATTACGATATTCAAGAAGTTTGTCGAATAACCATTCATACACCTCAACTTTTAACTTTGGATTTATAGCCAACGCCAAATCCAAGAATAAAAAAGGATGAATCCATGTATGATGCCCTCTACCCCTTCCACTGATAATAGCAGTACCATACTTTTTTTCTAACTCTACAATAAACTCTCTTGTATTATTGCTTTGCCGCCACTGATAAAAATTAAATTCAGGAAACCCATTATTAATTCTCCAAGCATTACCAGCTTTAACCAAATCGGTAGCAGACAAAAATTCACTTTTGCTTTTTTGGGAAATCTCATGCCCAAAAAGAATTCTTTTCATTTCAACTTCTGCTTTCATAATAAAAGTGTTTTAAAATACAATGCAAATATACATACTATTTATTATAAAAGCAAATATAAAACACTTTTTTTCAAAAGACATTTATTTATTATAAAAAAAACATCACTTTAGAACGGCAAATCCTCCTTCATTATATCATCAGCCTGTTGGAGAAGATATTCGTCAGGATTGTACTTCCGTCTTAGGACAACCTGGAACAGTCTGTTCCTGTTCTCATCCCACGCGGAAGTGACGGAATAGCCTTCCTGGCGTATCATTTCAACCATCTTTCTCTTGCTGTAAGGTCTAACGCCACAGTCATTGCAGTATGCTATGTATTTCACATACAGGTCACGGTCACGGATAGCCGATTCCTCAATATCTCCTGAAGAATCATACCCCGAATCGTAAAGATAGGACAGGACACTATTGGAATCACGTCTTGCATTTTCCGTAACGGATTCTATCGTATAACTTCTCGTAAACTCACCTTTATTCTTAACAAACCGTCTTGCACCCTCTATTATCCAGTTGATAATGGCTGCCGATTCCTTTGACAGCTTCAACGGAAGAGATCTGTCCTGTTCCGATTCCTTGAACACACGATAGAACGGAATGACAAGGGAGCGTCTGAAATGACCATAAGTCTGGTCCGAAACGGAAGGCATCTTGTTAAGGTTGGCCATAAACGGTGGCATCATGTCGGCAAGGAAAGGCTCACCGAACGGAAGGCGCGCCATAGTAGGCTCACCAGAAATGAACTTCTTGTATTTTCCACCGCTCACATCCTTCCCACCCATCTCTGAGGCGTAGTTTAGCAGCTTCCCGTTTATCATAGCTATATTGTACTCGCACGTAGACTTGTCACCAGACAGATCAGCCATCTCCATATAAGAAACATTATCCTTACCTAGCGCATTGACAACAGCGTCAAAGAACACCGACTTACCGTTACTACCACAACCGAGAAGGTAACACATCTTCTCCATCTTGATCTTCTTCCTGTCAACAAAGGCACACCCCACAAACTCCTGCAAGGCATCCTGTGTGTCCTTCACAGGAATCACATCGTCCAGGAACTTCCCCCACAACGGGCTGCGCGCCAACGGGTCATAATTGATATTGATACGTATGCACGATTCTATCATGGGTGAGAAATCGAACGTTTCCATCGTTTCCGTGTCAAGGACACAGTTGTCAAACGTGATGAAGTTACGCTTGGGATTGAATATCTCATGCGTCACGTTCTTTACGATGGTACGGTAGAACCGCTCGCTCGTATCGGTCATGTACAGTTCGCTAAGACCGTTTATCCGGCACAAGTCCATGCACAGGCGCATCAGATCCTCCTTCATCATGGGAACGAATATCTTACCGTCAAAAGCCATGATGGAACCGCTCCTGTGCCGTCTGAAATTACACTCCCTGCACGCATCGGCTATGTCCATCTCAACCATAGCGGATATGGAACGTTTCCACTCGCCTTCATCCCTGGCTTTACGGAAGCCTCGACCACCGCCCTTGTCCGCCAGCTTTCCCATAACGGAATCAAGGATGTATTCATAAGAAGCCTTTGCAGATTCAGCGACAGTCATTTTCCCCTCCTTTCTCTACCGATTCTACCGATTCTACCGATTTCTCCCGGTCCACAACCTTCCCGAACATTACAACGGGATACAGGTCATAATCGTCCGTTGATATGTCAGGGCGTGCGTCCATATCGTCAAGGGAAGAGTACACGTCCGCGATGTGCTCCAGTTTCCTGCACACGATGGAATCACGTCTTATCCCGTAATACTCTATAAGGTCAGCCATATACTGTATGGTGATGTCCTTGAACCACGTGAACGCATCGTCACGTGTCTTTGCCCCGTCACAGCAGGTGTTGAACGTGTACCCGAAACGCCTCATCTTCACGAAGTAGCTGTTCCGCCACAACGACACCGACTTGTCCATCTCGTTCCCTGCGTTACGTATGGCAGTTACGATGCTTCCCGGCATGAGCGCACACCGTGAAACGCGAGCGGCAGAAGGCTTCCCGTTCGCCCCGGTCCCATCCACCATATCCACATCGGGCACGAACCTTAGGTCATCCACGCTCCTTCCGCCAACAACGGACGTATCATGGCGCATAAGGTAGTCTGCATCCACGATATGCCCGTACTGCCTTACCTGGTCCTCGCACCACGAAGCGAACTTGCGCAACGACCGTTTCCACTCGGAAGGAAGCACATACCCGTACCTTGCACATATCTCCGCTATATGCTTCCTCTCCTTCTCCCATTTTCTCTTCATCTTCCTCTCGTACTCCAGCACCTCACCCTCCACGCTGACACCAGCGACCTGTGCAGCCATAGACCTTGCAGTTAAAGGTACGGGCACGCGTCTGATGAATGACGCTTCCGACACAAGCACCGTCCTAGTACCGTCCTTCAACGGCTCGTCAAGTTTGAGGAAACACTGTCTGTCCGCAGCATTAACGAGCGTAACCCACCCGAACAGCCGTGTCTGAACCCTCATTCCCTTGTACCAACGCTCCCTGTCGGGCATTGCATCGGACAGGCAAATGACACGCCTTGATTCGGGCAACCTAAGTTTAATCTCTATCTCTTCTTCCATATTTACACACACATTTTATATGATTTCACCTGCAAATATAGCGCAAAAAACAATACGAAAACAAATAGTTAAATTAATTAACTTTAAATGTTTACGTAGTTAACAAATACGTGTCAAGAAAGATAGTTTATCTTCTTTTACACAAGATTTTTTACTTTCACGTTCACAATATGCTTTAAATAGGAAAAGTAAAAAATGTTGATTGTTGTTATTTTTTACTTTTGTCATAATTTTTCTCATTTTTGTTAAAATGATTTAACTATAATTTTTTATTTACTTGTTATTTTCTACGTTAAGAAATGTAAATTTGACTTAATTTAACATAAAATAAAAAATCTCAACACCGATAGTTGCATATGCAACTAATTGATTCGGGGAAATTCGTAAAAAACCTACGAAATTCGTTGATTTTTCGTAGACTTCGTAAACTCTTCGTTTTTCAACACTTGTCAAAAAACTCGCAAAAATTAACGACTAAACAGCTTATTTTCAACGTTTTATACTTGTCAAAAAAAATTGAATCGTTAATCGTAAAAAATTTGCTCTCTATTAAATAGCATATTAAATGTTAAAAGTAATATATATTTACAACATATACATACACGTACACGATACATACTATATTACAATACATATGCACGTACATTACATATACGACACATACGCATACAGACACCAAAACTGCATACGTAATTTAGTATAGATACATATCAAAACGACGAAATCAACGAAGAATACTGTAAACCAATAACTTATACTGCAAAAAAAGACATAAAAAATGCAACCATACCTACGAAACACACCAAAAAACCTACGATTTTCGTAACTTTTTATGTAAAGATTTATCCGATTTTGTTGAAAACTACCGAAAATACACATCCAAACCGCAAAATCAGCCATCCGAGCAAAATTTGGGAAAAAAATTTTTCAGAAAAAAATTTATCGGGAGCGACACACCCGCAGCGAAGCCTCTACAAAAGGGGGTATGGCACTGATTTACAGGCAATTACGCACGTTTATCTACCACGATTCTCAATGTTTGTAAATAAAAAAGAATTCTTTTCTACGAGAATCGAATTTCGAAATCTTTACAATAAAATATCTGACAAGTGACATCTACGAAAATTTCGTAATTCCCTCACGTTCAGACACTTACAAACAGATTTAACACAAATTAACATTGAAAAATCTTGAAATTAAACATAATATTAAGCTAAAATAGGTCTTGCATGGTCGGATCTATTAATATTATGCAATATTAATTTAAAATATGTATATAAACAGTATTGATTTTGAAAAAACGGGCTTAATTTATAATGAATGTTAATGAAATATACAACCTAATCAAAAACGCTGTATGTTTGCGGTGTCGGAAGGACAAAGCGATACTTGATATATTGAAACAGCTTGCCACGGTGAGAGCGTGGTACAGATCCGCAAACCAGGGAATAAGCGGAATACAAACAGCGGTGTAGCTAGCCACGATGCAGAAGTACGGGTATCCTTGATAATGGAGATGGGAACTTAGTGCAATATGCGAATAGCTTTCCTAATACAATATAATGTATGTGCGTGTGTATCCTATACATAAGCCTTAATACTTGTCCGTTATGCGCGGAACGTATAAATAAGCCGTAAAAACTACGATACGTACATATTGTAATGTAGCTACCATATCTAATTGGTTGGTAACGGTTGTAAGCCCGTATAGATACAGAACACAGTATAAACTTAATACATAAATTATATAATTATGAAGACTTTAGGAAAAATTATGTCGGAGATTAAAAAAGACGGTGTAATCACTAAGCAACAATTACAGTTGTTAAAGAACCGATCTAACAAGCAGCAAGAAGATCTTATAGACTACGATTGGTTGGAAAGTGTCGGAGATGGCTACGGCATCCCATTAACAGAGGAACAAGGCATCCAGGGCTTGAATTGGTTAAAGAAGTTCATTAAAAAGAATGGAGAAAGTAACGTATATGGACATAGAGAGATTGAAATAATTAATAACGCTTCTTCATCTGACTTCCTTTTCAAAGGGTTTTATGATGCCGGGAACGGTTGGTTTAGATACTTCCTACCTATCTACTGTCTCAACGGGATGGAATATATACCCATGAAAAAACCTTATATAATTGGTTGATCGGTGTTGTGATATTCATTTCCGGCACCGACTGGGATAAGCTATGAGAATTTATAAACAAAAATTTTAAAGGATATGAAAGAATATAAGTTAACCGTAGAGTTCCGAAACGGGCAAAGGTACTGTTATTACGGAAAAACAAAAAAACAAGCAATTGCCGAATTTAAGCGCAATTTCGGGAACTTTAAAGGATTTATTAAGAAAGAATGGGAAATAATATGATAGTTTATACAGTAGAAACGATTGGCGGGCAAATTACAAGCTACGAAGCGAATAAAGAAAATTTGCCCAAATTTTTAGAAAATCCCGTTAAGGAAAGCTTTAAAAAGTACGGTTTTTGTATGTGGAAAACTCCAGAATACGAATGTATTATATACCCTACCTTACAGGCTGCACAACATGCCATACAATGGACAATTGAAAATTAACAATTAAATATTACAATTATGGAAAATACGATTATTTGGAAGCAATTAAAGAGGATGTTTTGAAGTATATAAACGAAAACAATATAGTAGTAACCACAGAAAATCGGGATGAAGTGGAGCAAGAACTTAACGATACACTGTTTACATGTGATAGCGTAACGGGAAACGCATCAGGTTCTTATACCTTTAACGCGTGGACGGCTGAGGAATATCTGTGTCACAATTGGGAATTATTAGGAGAGGCGTTAACGGAGTTAGGATGTGATATGAGCTATATAGAGAGAGGTGCAGAGGCATGCGATGTTACAATACGCTGTTATCTGTTAGGCCAGGCTGTCTCAGAAGTTTTGGACGAAGTGGAAACAGAAGAAGAAGAATAAAACGAATAACGAACAATTTAAATATTTATAGAATTATGAAAACAACAAGAAAAGAAATATACCGTATTTATGGCAAAGAAAATGTAATATTACTAGGATATTGCGAAATACAGTACATACAAAATTACCTTACAAAAGTCGGACACACCGAACGTGTAGAAGGATGGGCCGCTAATGTTTTCGAATTACCTGCACCGTATAATAATATAGCTATTTGCACGGGCTATGCACCATTGGGACGAAAAACAAAAATGGCGCAAAGTGTGCGAACGGTGGGAAAAATTGTATTATAATTACGATTTTAGTCAACGCAAAAGAATGATTAAGCGTTTTGCACGTGAATTAAGTAAAACAATAAACAATTAAATTAAAATAACAATGAGAACGTTTTTTGCACAAGTTGAAACACGGTATCGGGCGATTAAAAATTGCCCGTTTACCCCCGCACATGTTGTCAAGGTTTTTGGCGGTTATATGTGTTTTGAGGACGGTTATAGTTATAGAGTTTGGAAAAATCAAAAATAGGCTATGATTGAGACATTAATACTATTAGGTTGCTTGTACCTATCTATACAAGTAACTGACTATGTAGAAAAACAGAAACAAGGAAAGTAATAATAACAATTTAAAAATGTAACATTATGGAAAGAAGAAACGATGTACCCAATTTACTAGCAATGTATATACGCAATACGCGGGAAATATACAATATAACATCATGGCTGCAAAATTGTATAATCAAAAAATCAAACAAGGGCGTACAACCACAAGCGGAACACCTTGCCAATTGCAACACAATGAAAACTATAATCAGAGAGGCCGCCAAACTGTTATACAAGTATGATGGAATAACACCCACCAGACAGGAAAAACAGGAAGCCGCCCGGGAGCATGCCAAATATATTTTTGACAGTGTGCAATACTCCATCCAAAAACGTCAATAGAGGGCAAAATAAAGCCCTGTAATGAAAGATATAAGACAAGACCAATATATTACCCATAAAAACAAAAAGATATGATTTATAAAGGATATATAATACATTATTGCTTTTGCGGTTACGAAACAAAAATGTATCTAATTAATTTCCCCAATATCCCTACATTTCCAAAAAAAATATAAAGTATGCACATAAGACCGTTAAAGAAGCAAAAACTGGAAACAATGAAAAAGAAATACGCTAAAGAACAATTACAGGAAGTAATTACCAGGGTAAACAATATAATGAATAATGATAAGGTGGTATGCTTTCGGAAACCGATAGTACCAAGCGATTGCCATACGTTTGACGAAGAAACAGCAAACTATGTTAGGGAAAGACTGGAATTATACCTAAAAACGTGGGTGTTGCCAAATCTCAACGAAGTGTTAAACGAATTATCTAAATAATTAGTATTATGAAAAAACAGAATATAGAAAAAGAATTATCTCCTATCCTTGAAAACGAAAGTATTAAGATAGGAACGTTTAAAGCTAGTAGAAGTATTGATACATTGGATCTTATCAAGGAAAATATCAAGTTTTGGAAAAGCTATGACGGGCACAAGTTACCAGAAAAACAGGTTAAACGAGCGTATTATAACGGCACCAGGACGCAAAATATAATCAAACTCTTACAGAATACGCCCGAATTGATTAAGTTTGTAAGAGAGCACGCAAACGACTATAAAACGTTAAATCGAAAAGATATACCCAACTGTATAACCTTTAAAAGCGATTACTACACGGGAACACGTTATTTTTCCGTATTTATTGAAAAATTTGGGGAAATAAGTTTTGATGAAGTGTTAAGAGTTTTCCCGTTACTTCCAAAATCATATTTGAACGAATAATGAAAGTGATTAGAGTAATTAGAGTTTTAAAGAGAATACTAACCGACTCAGATATTATAGACCTATACGGCCTGTATTGTGATTTTTATAAAAATATACAATAATTTAGATAGCATTTTACGCAATTTGTTAGTTGCTGGAACGCGGAAATAATGTGAAATATTTTCCCGGTATGGAGAACAACAAACAGAGCGACACTGTTACCGGGAACTATTAATAACTAAAAAGCAAAAACAATGATTTACGAAGTACGCGCCTATTTGGGCAAAGGCGAAAACCTATATACCTGCATTTTCGCAACGATGGAAGCAGCAAGAGAAGAGGTAGAACGACTTACTAACGGCTGCAATTTGAACGGGGTAAAAATTATCGGAATGATTTATACTTTATCTGCTGTGAATCACAAATACGAACCTATCATCGAGAAAACCGTATTTTTCGATAATAAGAAAGATTTAGCGAAATTCTATATAGCAAGGGATAAGGACGGGAAATTATTTAAATACCCTTATTGGGCTGGAATGTGTGCAACTGACATACCGCATAAGCATATTAACGCATACCCTTTTGATGGTAATTTCTACGTGCAAGGAAGGGACTACCAGCCAAAGAAAGGCAAAGAAATAGACGGTAAATTATACGGGTATGTGATTTATGAAAACTCGCCCGTACTGATAACAGAAGGTGATTAACTATTAAAACAAAAAAAGGATATGGAAAGAACAAAGACACCCGAACAATTAAACAAGCAATGGAAGCGAATAAGCCGATATACAAGGCAGCGCGGCAAGTTCATGGACTATTTCGGAATATACGTACGTTATAGCAACAGTATGACAAAGTATTTAGGCTCTTCCCCTTATTGGAATATGAAGACTGGATACCAATATACAGAGGAGAATAATGCGCCTGTCCCTGTCCGTATATATACAGCAAGTTACTAATTTAAATAAGATAATGATATACATTTTCCTTGTAGAATCGTTGTTTGCGATAACAAATTGGATCGTGTGTGGGACATTGAAGGTGATGACTGAGTACAACGGTTTTTAAGCCGAATTATCCGCCAAAGGTTCAACGCCTTGCAAGTGGTGCAAGTTCCACGGGCGGAACTATTACTAACAATTAAATGATTGAATTATGAAACGAATTGAAATTTTGGCTTTATTATCATTAAGTCTATCATCATGTAGTGAATACTTCGATAAACAACAAAGTAAGAATGAACTAAAGAAAAAGTATTCTTTCGCATTAAATTACTATGTTGAAAGATTGTCCGTTATTTGAATCATACAGAGATAGTATCAACAAGTACACAATACTTTCAAATGAACTTGATTACTAACTTAAAAACAAAAGAATATGGGAACGAGCAATCAGCTAAGTATTAAGCAAATTATTTGTTTTAACATTATAGCGGCTGAAAAAGTTGCCGGGAATATATGTCAAGGTCTTGCTGTTAAGCTAGGGAAAGCGTTTATATACGATAACCGTGATATTGATGTCAATGAAATCTCATACATTAGTCAACAATGTGAGATTGCGCTTCAAAATATATCCGAATTAGGTCTTACGGAAGCCAAGAACAATGAAATGAATAATATAATAGCTAAATGTAATGGGAACGAACAATAAACAATCCATCCTGGAAGGACGTAAATGGGATGTGATAGAGAGTGTTGACGGATATTTTTCCGGGGAAAAGAACGGAGTTATCATACAAGGAACGACAATGAGTGATCTGTATGAAAAATGTAAATCTTTTGATATAGCTTCGGTTATGGAGAAGATTAAGACGGGTGACAATATGAACGACTGGGAAAAACGCTTAATAAAAGTTAATAAAAAGTTGTTGGAAAACCAATAAACTATATCTTTGCCGTATGAGAAAGAAATACGTAGCATATTATAAGGGATGTACAATAGAGGTCACAGGAGAAAAAGACTTTATGTACCGGATAATAAAAGGTGAACGGATGGTTCTCTTTGTAGATATGTTTTACAGGTCTACAACTGATGCGTTAAATGGCGCAATGAGGTGGGTGGACAATAATGTTAGGAAGGAGTGAATTTATGCTTTTTGGAATTGTTTTTGCTATGATAATGAAAGCTATATGTGGAAATATGTTGGACGATTGATGATTGTCATTGTATGGCTTATTGTGTTACAGATTTTGTCAGAATGTTAATTATGAAATATTTAAGAATACATTTGATTATATGGTGTTTGCCTTGTATAATATATACACTGTTCGAGATTGCAGTATTTTTGGCGTTCAATATCATTTCGTTTATATGGGAGTTTAAGTTTATTAAATGGAGTTCCATGTTTTATGCCCAATATACATGGAACGGTATTCCTTATGTAGACCGAACTCCTTGGAATACATTTAAAAGGCATTATTCAGTTATATTATAATTTAAAGAAAAATGATAATATGGATGTCGCATCCATAAAAACAATATAAAAGCTATGAATAAAGAAGAATTTAAATCAAAGAAAGAAATTATCAATTCAAAGATGAATGAATTGAATAACGAAATGATAAAATTAAAGAAGGAGTACATTAAATCCAATATGAAGTATCCTATCGGAAGCAAGGTGTGTATTACTACTAATGAATCAAAACGATATGCCTATGTCAAGGATTATAGGATTGATTTTTTTGACAATATTGAACCATTGTTTAACAAGGTGAAGAAAGATGGAACCATGTCGAAGGAGAACTTGTATGTTAGTCTTACGAACGCTACGATAGAACTGGTAAAGGAGTAATTGTTATGGCAAAAATAATGAATTTAGAGGCGCATTGTAGTGAGTGTATATCTGTCCGTTTATGTATTGCATGGCTTTACAGAAGAGAATAACGGCTAGGAAAACTCCTAAGTATTGTAATCATTATAAAAATAATAAAATATGACTAAGAAAATTGCTGTTGTAGGTTCAATGATAAATTCATCCGAATACCTTCTATTCGAAAATTTGGAAACAGGATATTCCCTTGAACGTTATGATTCTGTTGAGGAAGCTAGAAACAGTGATTGTGATGCTGTTATAGTAACGGATAAGGATAAGATTGATAATGAAGAAACGTCTATTCTATATTACAATGAGCCTGTTGTTGAAGGTTTTGATATGATTTCATTTGATTCACCTAAAACGAAATGCCGTATCAAGGACGATAGGTGTGTCAGAAAGCAGATTGCGAAACGTAGAAAAAGAAACAAGAATCCTAAAACACATAGAAAAAGATGAATACATTTTACGGAATCAGCTTTGCAATATACTTTATACTTATTACCCTTGTATTGACCACATTCATATATGGCTTAAAAAGGGATAAATATAAGTTTTGGAAGTGGGTGATTATAACATTATCTTACTTCATATTTGTTATTATTTACACAATTTTTTGTTTACGGTCATGAATAAGGTGGAAGTAGGAACCCTTGACGAGAATGAACTGTTTGAACACAGGGGTGTAATATATGAAGTATTATACAAGACGGATTATTGTGTCCGTTGCCAATACCCGAATGACAAATACCGTTACCGGGATAAATGGAAGTATCTATATACCGAGTTTAGTTTGTGGACAAAAGTGAACAAGATATCAACTACTCACAAGTCTTTGGTCTGAGGGCTTGAAAAGCCCAGGTTGATTAGACTAGCGTTAGGAGAGAATAGGAAACTTGATAGACAAAAGAAGAAGTATATTAACTGAAAAGCGAGTGCAAGGCGCAATTCCTTGCGAGTGAATTTATGAATGAAGTAAATTTTAATAGTGGATTATTCGGACAGCAAGGATGGATTTGCCCCAAGTGTGGGAGGGTATATTCCCCTTTTACCCAAATGTGTTTATATTGTGGACCTAATAGTACAAATACTATTTCTAATCTTGGCAACCACAAGACACATATAAGTGAAGAAGAATTAAAAGAAAATCGTGAAATTAAACAAGATTAAAAAGATGATTAGTAGGATATATATTTACAAGGTGATGCCACCTTATAAGAATTGGTACAGTATCATGACCGATGATGGACTTAATCGTAGTAATATTGTAATAGTTGGGAAAAGGCAATTATTAAAAGTTGCTTTTGCGCTAATCGTTATGGCTATTTTTAATAAAAGAATGACCATAAAAAAAATCAGAACAGAGGAGGATAAGAAATGGGACAGGTATTATCAATCGAGCAGATGAAGCACTTGAAGGAGCTTGGGCTGGATACAAGCGATGCAAGCATGTGTTTCGAGTGGAATGAATCAGATTCAGATAACATGGTTGTAACCTCTCTGGATGCCGATACGAATTACGACTATTATCGTACAACTTACACCTTACAGGACATTCTCGATAAGCTGCCTTGCTTCATCGGCAATCAAGTGCTGACCATCCAAAAACTTGCAAATAGCTATACATGCTTGTATATGGAACCTTATTCTAGGTCAATAATAAAGATTACAGAGAGTAAAGAACTCATTGATGCAGTCTATGAAATGCTGTGCTGGTGCATTGAAAACGGATATGTTAAAGTTGGGAAGAAGGAATAATTATGGAATTTACAACACAGTGTTTTATACGCAAAAATACTGCTAATATTAGAAATAGATTAAAAGAACTTGGCTATTATTGTAATCCATATTTAGGTTGGAATAATCTATTTACTTGTGTATTTGGAGTTAATTCGGTTTATTCATTGGACGATTATGATACAAATGGTCTTAAAGAAATAGATGGTCTTATTGATTGCGGAACGAATGAAGAACTTTTTCTGGCTATCGCTGCATTAAGGGATGATAGTAACTATATGCAGTGGTTTATAGCAGAATCTTCACTTAGCGTTTCTTTTGGTGATGCTATTGGTAATGACCATTATTTCATAGAACCTAAAGGTAGCTTCTTCTTTTGGGATGAAAATTGGGATAATGCAACCATTATTTCAGGACGTTATCACAAGGCCACCGTAAACGAACTGATTGAACATTTTAAAACAAAGGAGGAACAATGAAAGCAAGAATAAAATCAACTGGAGAAATTGTAGAGATTAAGGATTTATATGATGATGGTACTGCATTGGTGGGAAACATGTATATCAAGGTGTCAGAACTTAATTTCTTTAGTGAAAACATTGATTGGGAACAACGTAGGTACGAATTGGCAAAAGACATTATTAAAATTGTTATAGCAAACGACTATGGTGTTAATTCTGATGTAGTCGCTAAATATTCGCTTAATTGCGCTGATGCCCTAATTAAAAGATTAAAGGAGAATAATTATGAATAGCGTACAGACACAAACACTTTCCATTAACGGAGATGGAGGTGGTGAAGCATATATTGACTTTTGCAACGGTCAGTTATGTATTTCAGTTGTCATAGAAGATAAACAGGCGGATTTTCACTTTGAGCCTGTTACTCTAGGAATGTTTGCCCATGCTTACAAGCTGCATTGTGAAGAATGTGAAGAATGTGAAAAGAAGAAAGGAGAATAACTATGAAAGTGTTAAGGGATAAAACTCCTGTCGCTCGTAAAGAGCACAGGTGCAATTTTTGCGGTGGAGTAATTTCCGTTGGAGAAAAATACAACAGACAGACCAATGTTTATGACGGTCGTGTTGATGACTGGGTATCCCACTGTGAATGTTCCAAGTTAGCCTGTGAACTTGATATGTTTGATGATTGCGATGAAGGACTTGACGATGATGGATTTATAGATAACCTTAATCAGTATGTTTACGACAATCATTATGACGATAAAATAGATGATATTGCGAAGGATTGGCAATTACCACGTTATGAATTAGTAAAGAAAGTGTTGAATGAATTAAAAAAGAAATAGTTATGACCGAAGAATTTGTAACATTGGAAACAGCAAAGTTGCTGAAAGAGAAAGGGATGTTTACGGATATAGAATTTCCTACTCAATCCGTTGCACAAAAGTGGCTGCGTGAAACCAAGAACCTGCATATCGAAATATCCTATATGTATGAAAACTATTGGACGTATGATATACTGACAATTCCGAGACATGACTTGATAGGATTGTCTGACAGGCCTATTATCCGTTATAATACCTACGAGGAAGCACTGGAATCAGGATTACAGGAAGCATTAAAACTTATATGATTATGAAAACAATTATATTTACAATAATATGTATTATCGCCCTATTATGGGTTGGCGATCTAACAATTACATTTAAGCCGTTTTCCATCTCGTTGCCCGGTTGGCATAAGGCTTTAGGTATCATCCTGTTTGTATTTGCAATGGCGGTGTATAACATTGGAGAATACGCTAAGGGGTACAAGCATGGTTTTGATGATGGGGTAAAGGAATGTATTGAAGCGATTAAGGGAAATGGAAAGAAATGACATTAACTTCCCGTTACTCCGTATATTTAATGGAGTAACGGGGCGATATGAACTTCTTATTGACGATGTATCCATAGATGCTTATGGACGTGTAAGAGATAGCAGTGGTTGTGTGGTAGAATGGTTTACAGGCGTGTTTGACATGAACGGAATACCATTGTTTGAAAACGACATAATCATGCCTGTAAAGGACGGAATAAGCCAATACAGGCGTATATGGAGAACGGTAGGTGGATTTGTGTTAAGCAGAAGAAATGATGTGAAAGGACTGTCCAAATTGGATATGCTTGGTGCGGACTATCTTGTGAACGAACGTGTGCAGCAATACATATCTGATGGTTGCATAAAGGTAGGGTCTGCAACAATTGATCTTGACCTGTTAAAAGGAAGGACGAAAGAAGAAATTATTAGAAACTTATCAAGGAGAGTAAGATGAAAGACAAAATACTAGAGGAAAGTTTGAACAATTTCTACGGGACGTTTCTTATTTGGGTGATAAGATGTTATCCTATATTGTTCTGTCTTGCTATACTTGTCCATCAGTGTGAGGTTATACACTCTGTTAGAACAGGTGATATTATTGAGTATTATGATGGTGATACATTGGAGTATATTCAGTATGCCACTCCGTTTTCGGACAAGTACCTTACCATATTCTTTAACGCCAAACTGTTTAATGCAATATTGTTCTATGTATTGTCAAAGGTATTTTTATTTTGTATATACCATAGAGTATTTGTTATTGAAATGTTGATATACGCAATACTAGATATTGTATTTAATAATGTGGTGTTTGAGGATGTGAGATGCACTATGTTTTATTCGTATATATCAATAGGATTTGTAACTGTATGTTTCTTTATTGCATTGTATCTACATCAACGATTCGGAGATAGGAATATAAATAATCATCAATCTATAACTGATGGTTTTAGAAACTGTTGTAGATTATAATTTCTGTTTTCCTGTTGGCTGTAATCCTCCCGTATTCTTCATATTTATCTTGACCTTTATGGGAGATGCCTTTTTATTTGATGTTACCTTAGGGGATTTAACATTAACCCTAATCACTTTCTTTACCATATATTACTCATTTTAATTGTTTTGCAAAAATAATGATTTTTTTTGGTAGTATGAAAACTTTATGTATCTTTGCGGTGCGATAGTTTTTGGACTTTTTTGTTTTATAATGATAGCTGCTACCTAAAATATAAGCAGAGGTTTCTTCATACATTTTTCATAAGTCTAATGTATAACTGTCGCAAGTTGAAGATATCTCTGCTTCTTTTTTTTATTTATGCGACAGTTTAATGAAAACTATTTAAGCGTGAACAATAGTACCGCTAAAACAGCGTTGGCACACGAAACGGGCGAAATTATGGTTTATGAACATCCTTTGTTTGGTAAAATTCGCATGTTTATTCAAAATGGTAAAAGTTGGTTTTGTGGATTAGACGCTGCAACATCTTTGCAGTATTCAAATCCGTCAAAAGCTATTTCAGATCACTGTAAACCATCCTCCATAACGATTCGGGAAGTAGGGGTACAAACTGGATTGAAAGCGGATGGAACTCCAGCTATACAAATGAAATCAATGAAGTTTATTAGTGAAGGGAATATATATCGCCTGATTGCTAAAAGCCAAATGCCTAGAGCTGATGAATTTGAAAGTTGGATATTTGATGAAATTGTTCCATCAGTTATAAATACAGGTAGTTATTCTATACAGGACGGATTACCAAACTTCAACAATCCTGCCGAAGCTGCTAGGGCTTGGGCTGATGAGTATGAAAGGAATCAAGCATTAACCTTGGAAAACAAGGAGGCAAAGCTACAACTAGAATTAAAGACGGAACAACTAGATGAATCCAAGGAATGGTACAGTATTAAAAGATGGTCAAAGGAAAACGGTGTAAACTGGAGAAAGGTTAGCTGGAGAAAGATGAAAGTAATATCTTACGAGCTAGGTTACGAAGTGAAAAAGATTTTTGATGCTAACTATGGACAGGTTAATATATACAATGTAAACGTATTTAAGGCATACTTTAACAAATGTGAATAAATAATATGTATTTTAAAATGTTTGATAGTATGTCATTTTATTGACTATATTTGCATCATGTTTGAGTGTAGAAGCAAGCATATTAATAAAAGTTTAGGGGGAAAGCGTTCCCCCGATTTTATTAACCATTAAGCGATAAGACAATGAAAAAGTTTTTAGAAATAATGATGATTGTATTCTGTCCTTATATTGTTATATACAGGCAGAAAAGGCAAATCAGATTATTGAAAAGCGATATGAATTACGCTAGTCAATTTTGGAGTATTGAAAGAGATCCAAAAAGCGTAGACTATGACTAGATTGTAAGAAACGCATTTCATGTTAAACCTATTTTTTCTTTATGTGCCAAAAACAAAAGACCATGATTCTACTAGAAATTTTTCAAAACTGCTTTATTGTAGGGTATGATGGAAAGAAAATACCCTTTGTAAAAGATGATTTCCTGTTTAGTGATACTGGGGAAAGATATATTTTGACCAACAAGGAAAACAGTGAACAGGTTAGCCTACCGAAGCAATCGACAATAATAATTAAACATAATATTTTTCATGAAGGTATTGATTAGAAAGGATTCAAGCGACATAAGAAACAGACTTGAACGGTTAGGGTACACCGCTTCCGATAAATCGTTGGATGGATTTGGTGATGGCATATTTGTAGACAAGTCAGATAATACTTTTCACGTAAAATCAGAGTGGAATGTTATTTATATGTTTCTTGAAACAGTAGATTGCGGAGATGACGAGAATATGTTTTTTGATTTTGTAGAAAACGATATAACGTCAATAACGCCAACAATGCTAGGTAAATATAAATCTTTAATAAAAGTTGATAACTTTCCCATCATTAATACATCTAGCATTAAAGATGTGTTGTACTTTGAATATAGAGAATATAACGTCATAGAAGTTACTATTGTTTCAGTGTATGGGGTAAAGTTGAAAAACATAAAGGATGTTGACTTTTCAGACCCTAATGCGGATACAATAATAGCATACATGAAATCGTTGCATAAACAACTAAAAGAATATATCAAATGAAGTGTAATTTTACGCCAATGGACAAATTTTATGAGATATTAGATTATTATGGTTTGTCCTACACAGAGTTAAAAAGTAATCATATTCGTGTATTTTACGGAAACAAGAAGCTGTTTGACTATTTTCCGCTTCGCATGAAGCTGTTTGATTACCATGAATGGCATCAGCTTACTTATCCGTTCGTGAAGGGCAAGGAAGATGAATGGGAAGTAGAACTTACCATGTTCATTAGCGGAGTGTTGGGAGATGAGATGTTTAAAAAGTTTAAAAACGATTGATTATGGATAAGAAAGAGAAGAAATTTACTCCAAAAGCTATAAATTTGTGTGGCAAACGGAGAATGCTTTCATCCATAAAAGGATGGGAGATTGTTCATTATAACAATTACTCTAAAGGTATAGCCAATGTCCAGCCTGTGGACAAGTTGAGAATAACACTTTCAGGGCGTGAAGTCATTGAGTATGTCCTATCTGATGGAGATAAAACGATTGAAAAACTAGACAGTTATTTCGGATTGCTATGATGATAAAAGTAGACATACCAGAACCGTTCATAGACGGTGACAATACGATGGTAAACATCACGTCTGATTCATTCTGCTATTCCAGCATTGATTCACGTTATGAAGGATTTCAGAGTTCCTACAAGGACGGGAATATGAATCAGAAGATACAGGGAAAACTAGAGATAATTGCGGACCAGTTTAAAGAACTTATAAAAATAATAGAAGATAATTGAAGATGGAAAGACATTTGTTAATACAGGAGTGTGAGAGAGAGGAAAAGATGAAGGAGTTGCGCAAGCAGCAGAACGATCTTATCAAGAAAGGCCGTATGGTTGAATGCTCTCGTGTAACAGCCAAGATAAAGGAGTTTCAGGAAGCATATATCAAGGCTTATCCTGACGGTAAATATGTAAGGGGCATGGATATTATCAAGAAGATGTCTGATGATGAGAAAATGGATTGGATGATGTATGTCAACGCCATTGCTTTTTGTGCTGATATTATCCATTCTTCTTCCATAGAGTTGAATGAAATGCTAAAGAAAACACTCCCCGGATCTAGCCTTCAAATGTTTGAAACGCTTGAAAAGGTAGGTACTATGGCAAAGAATCAAATACTATGGATGGATAACAATGTTGACGAGAAATACCAGGATGATTTTGCAAGATATGCCGATGAAATATCCGTGATGCTTTTATCATTTGTTAAAAATAAATTTTTACCCAGAAAATGACACGCGAAGAAATACATAATAACGTACTGACAATAAGAAATTATTATTTCAGTATTCAGAACAAGATTGACAATGGATACAATGTTTCAGAATTGGACATAGATTCTAAAACGCACAACAAAATGATTGACGATACAATAAAATCAGCCTTTGAAGATCATAAAATTATTCTTGCTTTGGAAAAATACAAGTTATGAAAAAGAAAGATATAGACGAAGGATATATTGTAGGTGACTTTTATATTATTAAAAGCCCTATCAAAGAGGGATGGCTTCACATAGTGAATATAAAAACATCTTGGCAGATAAAGGTGATGATGGGAGCGAATACGGCAAAGTTTCTAAGCCTTCCCCAACAGGAGATATTTGACAGGATTAACGGAATATACATTCAATCCATGATGTCTTTATACGATTCAGATTATGCCTTGAAAATAGCTAAAGATGCTGTGTCTTATATGTCTGAAAAGGCAGAAAAGATGGAAAAGTTGGAAAAGGTGGGAAATACTGAAAATGAAGATATTGAAAAGGTGAAGAAAGATGAGTTTATGATGAAGATAGCCACATCTTCCGATGAAGAAATCATGGACATGATCGTAAATGGAGAGATAAAGTACGAATATTTCAAACAAGAACAGGAGTAAATTTATGAAAGCATTATTTAAAATGGACTTCGATTGCGGAAGAATGGGCAATCTTGAAGGAGTATTTATTGCAGACACAGAAGATGTCGAATACTTAGTGAATAACAAAATCAGTGTTTACTTCGGTGAAGTACTTGGCAAGCACTCTGAAATATCCGGGTGTGTGGCTGAAAGTGAAATCAAACAAATAACCACTGATGAAAATGTAATCAAGATAGTTGAAGAATATGGGCTTAACAGTGGGTATAATCCATTTGAATACACTCTTTGTACATCAGAAACGGAAGATATACCAGATAACGGAGTTGATTGGGATGATTGTACTGTACAAGAATACATAGACTTTATGAGGAAAGGTATAATACCCCAATATTACGAGAAAGATTATAAAGAATGGCTAAGTAGCCAAAAGGAGGATTAAATCATGCAAGACTATATTTCAGATTGGTTCATTCCTATGGATTTCGGTAATGATATGCCGGAGGAAGAACCAAGTGGTGAGGATAATTTCAATTCTGATTGAAGTATGGAAAAAAAATTTATACTAACAGATAAGTTTGTAATCAATTCTTTTGGAATAAAGTTATTCCAAATAAAGTGTACAAAATCTTTCAAATATGCCCAAAAAGGTGATTTTGGAGGATATGTTGAGAAAGAAGGGAACTTAGACCAAGAAAATGACGCTTGGGTGTTCGGCAATGCTCGGGTGTTCGGCAATGCTCGGGTGTCCAGCAATGCTTGGGTGTTTGGAGATGCTTTGGTGTCTGGATATGCTTGGGTGTCTGGAGATGCTCGGGTGTTCGGCAATGCTCGGGTGTCCGGCGATGCTTGGGTGTCCGGCAATGCTTGGGTGTCCGGAGATGCTGATATAGAAAACGACAACGAGCATTGCGGATTTGACGGTTTCGGCTCATGCAATCGCCACACTCACGCATATATGACAAAAGAAAAGAAAGTGGAAATAATCTGTGGATGTTTTCGTGGTAGCATTGAAGAATTTGAAAAGAAAGTGGAGGAAACACATTCGGGAACAGTCTACGAGAAGCAGTATAAATCCATAATCAATGTAATTAAAATTAAATTTGGATTGACTGATTTTACATAGTTTACTAATGATTTTTGGCACTGCCCAATTATGGTTAGTTGGTTCGATTCCCCTACGCCCTTTATAAATGGAACAGATATAACAATGGGCATTAATGAACAAATTTACACCATTACAAAAATTTAACACATAATATTTCCTAATATCGTTATATAGTATTACATTTGCACCATACAGGGATAGGAACGGAGTAGCTACCTTCCGACAAGCCGAAGTCAGTACGGCTTCCCTGTTCTCCTTTTTACTGGCAAAACATAATACTGGCT